CTTCTTTGCGGGTGGCAGATGGGACTCGAACCCACGACATTCAGAACCACAATCTAAGTGTTTGAAATTCGTAATCTTTTGTTATATAGTCTTATATTGATTGTTTCTATGACTTATGCTAAAACAATGCTAAAACAATTTGCTTTTCTATCTTCTTCTAGGTCTTTGTAGTTCTATCACATTAAATATTTGCCTTACTTCTGCTAAATCAATGATTCTATCCGGATACATATCATTCAAAGAATGTATTGTTATTGTATGCATCTCCACATTATGGTCAATTATTCTCTTGACCAATATCCCTTCTTGGTGTACAATTACAAAATCCCACTTTCTTATATGCAGTTTGGACTCAGCCCATAGATATGGGGCGATTTCGCGGCAGAGAAGTCTGTCCCCTTCTAAATAACTTTCTTCTGTCCCGTCATTCATGCTGTCACCTCTAACCTCAAAGGCTACATAGTTTCCTTTGGCTTCATGGTCAACAATAAAGGGGATGGTAGGAAGGGTTGCCATGTATGTTGCATCTTCAAAACCGCATAGGTATCCTGCTTGTGCGTACTGGTTTACTAATGGCACATTGATAATATAGTCTTGATTTAATGGTATTGCTTCATTATTAATAGGAGAGTTTAGTTGAGTGTTCAACATATTACCAATTCCTCGTACTAACCAGTCTTTGTTTAATTCAGGAAAGGCCTTAGAAATAAGTTCTATTTTAGGCTCTCGGATGGAGTATCCTATTTTGGAAACAAATCCGTTACCCAAGCCGCATGCATCCTCAAATTGCTTATTATTAATCTTTTTATAATTAATAAAGGATAAAACTCTGTCTTTAATCTCACTCATTTCTAATTAATAAAGGTTAAAATAGAAATAAATTCTATCAATATTAGATATTGATTAGAAATTATTTCTATATTTGCATCGTGATAACGAAGCAAAGGTACGCAACTTGCAAATAAGATGCAATAGTATAAACATATTAAAATGAAAACAAGAGATTATAAACTGGTCAGAGATGGCAAATATAACAGACACGCCATAATGCAGAGGGCTTGGGCTTATATGAAACAAAGCAAGGCTTTTAAGTGGTACTCTTTTGCTAAGGCTTTGAAGGATGCGTGGACAGATGCTCATTTAAAGATGGATGAATACCAATCATCTCTTATTCAAGATGAACCTATTGGCAAGCAAAGAAACGTCCATGAATTCGGATACGCGATGCTCGGCTGGCGATACGAGCATGTAGGATAATCCCGTAGTCGGATTGAACGGAGTCCGGTGGCGATAACCGGGCGGGAACACTTGATTAGGTCTTTGAAATGATGAAGCAACAATAAACGAAACGAGAATTATCCGTAGCTGGAAAGCCGTGACCGGATAATAGGCTCAAAGTAGTATTATCCATCATTTAGACGGTCCGAAAATACCTCTATCAGTAAGCATGCAAGGTTTGGGGCTTGCACCGCCGTCAAATGGTGACAATATATAAGCGTCCTATCCAGTCCTTAATAGGTACAAAGTAAATGGCGGCGAAGGGCGACCATACCACGCTTATCGATATATCCCGTGGCTTACCTAACCTTAGTGTAAGTAGTAAGGCTACCACCGGAACGCCCACGGGAGCAACAATTTTATGTATTCATAAATTTGCATAATTAGGTTTTGTCCGGGCGGTCTGTGAAGATAGGCCGGATTTTTATGAAAAATATATATAATCAATAATATACATATGGAAAAAGAAATTGTAATCGATGAGAATTATCGAACAACAAAAGTGTTCGATGAAATGAGAGTAGGGGATGTGGTTAAAGTTCCCTATAGCGACTCCCGCCATTCTGGGATAAAAAGCGAAGCTGCAAGACGTAATAAAGTCGCCAGGTTGACGAAAAAATTGAAAGGTAAAATAGACCTTATGTATAGGGTATCCAAAGAAGAACACCCGGGATTCTCTTCCATTATACGACTTAAATAGTTATAACATACACACGACATGAATAGAATCCTTACAGAACTTACACCTGAATGCGAAATTACAGCACGAATGTACGCCCAGGGGTATGAGAAAAAAGAAATAGCGGAAATCAAATGTCGGGCTGTCAGTACAATTAGTAATCAGATACAGACTGCCATGAGAATTCTGCATGTGCGAAATGGAAGAGAGCTTGCAACTATGCTGTACGAGCGAATAGCTGGTATTAAATTCACTATGGATTTTTCGCCTGCTATCCGTGTGTCTGTAGCATGTTGTCTATTATGTATTTTTTCTCTTTCTCTTTATCACGAACAAGGAGAAATGAGAAAAGGTGTAGAATCAAGAATTAAACGAATAGAAAGAATAAGGAGAATAGAATGAATATAGAAGAAATCCAATCCATAATGATAGACAGCTACCAAGTCGGATACATGGAAGCAATCAAGGCTTACGAGCCTGCGCAAGACCTTATTCGACAAAAAGAGGTTAAGAAGTGGTTAAACATGATGAAAATAGACTTTAAACGTTTTAATATTCTTGTAGGTAATAAGCTGATTAATCCTATTCGAAAAGGAGAAAGCCGAAATTCGCCTCTTTACTATTCAAAAGCTGAAATAAAACAAGCTTTATCGTTGGTAAATGTAAGCGGAATAATGTCCAGGGAAAAAATTAAATCAGACATGTATTAGTATTGGGACACCCACGGGAACATTAAAACTATAATAACATATCGTGCAACTTTTTCAATGAAACAGAATAACTGTCATCAGACGTCTCTTGAAGATGAACAAACAAGTCTTCAAGAGAATTCCATAAACGCATATTTCCAAAATGTAGAATTATCTTCCAAAGGTTTTTATTTTCTTCGAACAATGGAGTCACTATTTGAGCTATCTCACGGTATAAACGCCTATTTATATCGTGGCTTTGAGTACGATGAAGATTTTCCACAATTTGAGGGAGAAGTTCATGACGGATTGATTGATGAGTGGTATGGTATGGCAGAGAAAGAAGGGCATCATGATTGCGCTTCTGGATGTCTTCAGCCAACATCCGTAAATATGAATAATCAGATGTCTGATATTGATTGCATATACTTCTTACATGATATATGGATGCAATTTCGCATACAGTTTCTTCAAACCACGAAAGGCCTCCCGTATCACCGTTCATTGTGCCATTAATAATGTTGTGGCAATATTCATGAGAAAATTGGTAAATCCATTCAAACATGTTGTTATGAGAAACGGAAAGGAAGATAATCCTCTCATAAGGAACATTGGCTATCATCGGGTGTAACGGATGATGCAATATCTTACATGGAGTATTGGAATAAGGCATCTTCCCAATGCAAATAGAGAAGTTGCGCTCAATGTTTCTTAACAATTCAAATACTGTGTATTTGTCATAATTTCCAAAACGTTCATCATTAGATATGGACAAATCATTGGATATAGTATAAAACTTCATAAGTTCTTAATTTTAAATGTGACAATGCAAAATTAAGGAAATCCCCTGACAATAACGCGATGTTGCCAATCGGATTGGTTCAGGGGAGCATGAATGATTGAAGTTAGAGTTTAGTTTTTGTCCGGTCGGTTTGAGAAAATAGACCGGACTCTTTTTTAGGAACATCAATTTAAAACAATATAAATCATGGAAAAGAGATTTACCCCTGACAACATTCAGGAACTTAAAGAGAATCAGATATTTGTTTTTGGTAGTAATATGAACGGCAATCATGCCGGTGGAGCAGCCAGATTAGCGGTTGAAAAATTCGGTGCAATCATGGGACGAGCCGAAGGAATCCAAGGGCAATCCTATGCCATTCCAACGCTGGATGAGAATATGGAGAAAGTCGCAGAAGAAGATTTGATAAACTATTTGGCCAACTTGAGGCATTTTGCAAACGAGCATCCGGAAAAGGAATTCCTTCTTACCGCCATCGGGACGGGAATTGCTGGATTTGACACGAATTATATGGCATACATGGTACTCAGAGCGAATCTCCCGGGTAACGTTACCATACCAGAGGAATTCAGCAAGATTAGAGGATTCAAGGGGTTCAACTCCGATATGACTTGCAGAGGATTCAAGTATGAGGAAGGAAAGGATTACGAAGAGCAAGGATATATAAGTGCTTGTAATAAAGGTTTCCATTTCTGTCTTTATCCCTTGGATGTATTCGGATATTATCCTCCTGCATACATTGGTATGAACAAATTTCATGAAGTTGAAGGAAGTGGGGAAATGGATGTTGATACAGATGATACCAAAATTGCTTGCTCAAAAATCCACATAGGAGCAGAGTTAAGCATTAAGAGCATTGTTGATGCGGCAATCAAGTTCACTTTTAGTAAATGTAAGTGGGTAGAGGAAAAGATTGCTACCGGCAACCGAGGCGCTGCATCATCTACCGGCAACCAAGGCGCTGCATCAGCTACCGGCGACCAAGGCGCTGCATCATCTACCGGCAACCAAGGCGCTGCATCATCTACCGGCTACCAAGGCGCTGCATCATCTACCGGCTACCAAGGCGCTGCATCATCTACCGGCGACCAAGGCGCTGCATCATCTACCGGCTACCAAGGCGCTGCATCAGCTACCGGCTACCGAGGCGCTGCATCAGCTACCGGCAACCAAGGCGCTGCATCAGCTACCGGCGACCAAGGCGCTGCATCAGCTACCGGCAACCGAGGCGCTGCATCATCTACCGGCAACCAAGGCGCTGCATCAGCTACCGGCGACCAAGGCGCTGCATCATCTACCGGCAACCAAGGCGCTGCATCATCTACCGGCTACCAAGGCGCTGCATCAGCTACCGGCTACCAAGGCGCTGCATCAGCTACCGGCAAAGAAAGTATAGCTCTTGCTGCCGGAAAGGATTGCAAGGCAAAGGGAGCATTAGGATGTTGGATTGTGCTTGCTGAACGTGGCGAATGGGACGGAAACACTTATCCTATCGTTTCAGTCAAGGCATTTAAAGTGGACGGAAAGTCTGTTAAAGCGGACACCTTCTATACATTGGTTAATGGTGAAGCTGTAGAGGCATCACAAGACTAAATAAACATATATGGGAAAGAAAAAAGTAAAAGTCAAGTACAACGCTCCCGGCTGGGAAGACAGAATCGGGACCATATACAGCATTAGCGGTGACAAGGTAACGATAGAGTTTGGAAAGCATTCCTTTGTCGAAGTTTACAGAGACGAAATCATTTTTGTATGAGAAAGATAAATTGCTATACGGTATTATTTGCCTTTTGCCTATTGTATGCAGTAGTATTGCTGGTAAGGTCGGTAGCCGTAACCAATGTGGGGCAAGTGTTCCCTGCATTCATGTTCTCCCTGATGGCATCCCTTTCGTGCCTTGGGATATACCTCACTTACAATGAGTGATTACGCTATCCGGGATATTAGCTCAGAGGCAGAGCGGTGCATGGTATTGGTATTTGTAGTTTTGTCATGGTATTATTTAAAGGTTTCATGCACAGGTCACGGCGTTCAAGTCCCGTATATCCCACGTAAAAAAACAATCAATAACAATTAATTATGGAAAGTAACCCTAACTTATGCTTATACGAACGTATCAGAAAAGTTCCGCAGGAAGCCGTAAAGACTATTGCCGCAGGAAGGTTAAAGGGAATGTCTGATATAAATCCCATGTGGCGTATAAAGAAACTTACTGAAGAATTTGGCATATGCGGTTTCGGATGGAAGTATGAAATCATAAGAATGTGGAATGAAAACGGAGGCAATGGTGTAGTATCCAGTTTCGTTCATATAAACCTATTTGTAAAAATGGGCGGTGAATGGAGTGAAGCCATTCAGGGCATTGGCGGTTCTCCGTTCGTGACTAACGAGAAGAACGGGCTTTATACATCCGACGAATGTTATAAAATGGCTTTGACCGATGCCATATCTGTGGCTTGTAAGGCATTAGGTATGGGTGCGGATGTGTACTGGGAAAAAAACAGTACCAAATACAACCAGCCTAATGGACAACCAGCTCCATCAACAGACAACCGCAAAATGCTTAACAGAGACCAGTTTGCCGATGAAAAACTGATGGAATGGATTCATAAATACCTCACAAAATCCAGGGAAGAGGGGAAAAGGCTTTCGCTTGTCAACCTTATAAATGCGAATTATAAGGTTTCCCCGGAGGATTTGAGTGTCATATCAGCCAACTATGAACAATATCGAATAAACAATAATCTGCCATGAGTAAAGAGCTTTCAATCAACAAAATTCCGGCCAGCAAATCGGAACAAGAACAATTGGCGTCCTTATTTATCCAAAAGGTACTGGATGGAGAGATAAGTGCCATAGAATCTGTAATCCAAATGAAAAGTATCAGTGAGGCCATATCCATGTTTCTGAAAAGCCAAGAGGTGAGGGATGCTGTCGTTAAGGAAACAGAAAAATACGGGAAAGGCGAAATCCCCTCATATAAAGGGGCTTCCATCCAAATAAAAGAAACAGCTGTAAAATATGATTTTACAGGATGCAATGACGCTGTCTGGGATAAGCTGGACAAGGAAAAGAAAGAAGTGGATGAAAAAATAAAGCAGCGTGAGAGTTTCCTTAAACTTGTAAACGGCAGCAAAACCGAAATAGACGAAGAAACCGGAGAAATATATACGATATTTCCACCTGCACGTTCATCCACTACATCCTACTCTATCACATACAAAAAGAAATAGCCATGTATCGCATAAGTGTAACATCCTTGGAAGCGTTTAGGCGTTTTAGAGACAATCATTCCATATGGGATACAGAAGAGCGTCTCTTAAATGTGCTTTCCGGAAAGAAGGAACCTAATGCCTATGCCACAATCGGCTCTTGTTTCCATAAAATTGTAGAAACGGGGAAAGCAACGTATGTAGGGAACGGGATATTTGAGCAGGAAGAGGACGGAGTAGTTGTCAGATTAAACGGCAAGACAGTAGAAAATGCCATTTATTACCGGAACAAATATCCCAATGCCCAACATGAAGTACATGGAGGAAAAGATTTCCATTCCTCCTTATTTGATATACATGTCCATGGATATGCTGACGTCAAATATGATAAGACAGTCCGGGATATTAAAACCAAATATTCCACACCCCATACAGAGGATTATACCAAATCATGCCAATGGACTTTTTATCTTGAAATATTTAATTGTTCTACCTTCTATTTCGATTTGTTCCAGTTTGGAGGATATAGACGAAGCATGCTTACTGACGTAGTATATACAGAATTCATACCTTATGAACCGATTGAATGCGTGCGGACAATTGATTCAGAAAAATACAATCAGTATATAGTGGAAGACTTCTGTAATTATATCCACACGAACAATCTGTATCACTTGTTAAAAACGAAGGAAGAACTTTATACCCCTTAGTATGGAAATGATATTCGGTGGCGTAAATATGAATTAAGAGTTGAGTTTAAATCTCTCCGGGTATATGTGTCAAAAGACGGCAATAAAACTGTCATAACAGATGACAAGGGATGCCCGATATTTGATATAGGCATGGATGTTTTAAACGGATTATCAATATATTGTGTAGTAAACCAAATAATTTAATTATGGCAAATCAAATTACAGGAAAGATTCTCTATATCTATCCTACCCAACAAATACCATCCAAAGATGGTAGTAGAACTATTCTTAAAAGAGGAATAGTAGTAGATTGTACGCGCTTCGACCCATATACGGGCGAACGTGGATTTGAAAACACTCCCATGCTGGAGTTTATCGGAGACAGATGTGCCGAACTTGACAAATTCCAGGTCGGACAAGTAGTTACCATATCATTTGATATACAAGGAACCCGATACCGCAACAAGGACAATGTGGAACAGATATTTACCCGTGTACAGCCTTACCGGATTGAACCGCGTCAGACCGGACAGCCATCCGCACCAGTTCAACAACCTACACCACAACCTACCTATCAGCAACAGCCGCAGAATTTCCCGCCTCCGGTTGATGCTAATGGCAATGTAAAGGATGATTTACCGTTTTAATGTATGCTTTTCAATCCCCAAAATCAGTATGACATCCAAAAGGCGGATGAGTATTATAAAAAGCTAAGGAATGGAGATGAACCTTTTGAAATTATCCGAAAAAGTAAGAAACGGACATTAAGTCAAAACGCATATCTTCATCTTATACTTGGCTTTTTCAGTTGCGAATATGGATGTTCCGTAGCAGAAGCAAAGGTTGATTTCTTTAAAAGGGATGTCAACCTTTCTATCTTCTGTCCCAACGGAGAAAGGCGGAAAGATGGTAAACCGAAACTTAGAAGCAGTGCCGATTTAACTACTGCTGAAATGACAATAGCTATTGAAAGATTTAGGAACTGGAGTATATCAGTGGCTGGTATATATTTACCAAGCCCGAATGAGCATCAGTTTCTAATCTATGCAGAACAGGAAATACAAAGAAATCAAGAATTTATTTAATCATATAGTTTATGGACAAATTTTTAGGTCAAGAAATCCCCGAAAAGGATAGATGGCAGTTCTTACAGGACAATGCCGATGCTGTAGAAGAAATTGGCTATACTCACCGTTTTACACCGGATGAATTAGCACAAAAGAAAGAATCTCTTGCTGAAACCTCAATTCAGATTAATGATATTGAGATAGAGAAAAAAGAAGCTATGGAAGCATTTAAGGCTGAATTAAAGCCTTTAAATGAAAGAAAACAGGAACTTCTTGAAAATATAAAGAAAGGCTCTGAATATGTTGAACATGAAGAGTGTGTAAAAATTCTCTATCATGAAGAAAAGATGGCTGGGTATTACAACAAACTTGGTGAGCTGGTTTATTCCCGTCCTATAATGCCGCAGGAAATGCAAAGAACTATTTTTAATATTAACCGTAAAACAGGAACAGAATCATGAGTGAAAACAAAATCAACTTGGTTGTGCCGAAAGACTATAACGGCAAACCTATTGAAGTAGTATTAAGAGAAGGTGAAGCACCCGTAGCACTTGACCCGAAAGAGCCGGAAAGAGTAGCTATCAATGGAACAATAGATGCACCTTTCAGATGGTTGGAAAAGCGTGTCGAACTGATTAATCAAAAATCGACCAATATCATTGTAAATCGTGATAAGATGGGGTTAGCATTAACTATTGATGAAACCAACTACTATCAGACTGGAATTAGCGGTATTTTGCAGCCTTCAAAAGAAATGCAGGAGTTTGGTATCAACGTTGAAAAGAAATGGGAACCCATCAAGTTATCTAAGTTCATCAAAATGCACCGGGCTTTCTTTACTGACAAGTCACAGAACATGATGCTTGTATCTACTTTGAAGAATTTCAAAGCAAAGGTAAACCAAGACATCGAACGCAGCAAGGAAGAAAACGGAAGCAAGGTGGATAACTACTCTCAGGTGGTTGATTCCAACTTGCCAAAATCTTTCAAGTTGAACATTCCTCTTTTCAAAGGTTTCGACTGCGAAGAAATTGAGGTCGAGATTTACGCAGATGTTGACGGACGGGATGTTTCCTTATCCCTTGTTTCCGCTGGAGCAAATGAAGCCATTGAGGAATACAAGAACAAGGTGATTGACGAACAGTTGGATGCTATCAGACAGATTGCACCGGACATCGTAATCATTGAAGTATAACTTTGTTAACCTGCCTGCTCGGTCTGTGAAGATATGGCGGGCAAACACGGTGGTATGGCGGAATTGGTAGACGCTAAAGTGACATGTTTATAGATAGGTTGAACCCAAGCTAAGTTCGTGAAAGTAACGGGCATGGCTGTTTTAAATGTAATAGCAGAAAACTCCTATCATGCAGGTGCAAGTCCTGCTACCACCACACAAATGTGAGCCACACATAAATGGCATGGGTTAATAAATAATGGTTGTGCCCCGGAGAATACGCTTCGGGGCTTTTAACAGAACATAATATTGGGAATATGAAGCCTTACATCATAACTTCCATGTGCCTAATCACGTATAGCGGCAGGAAGATACCTCTCGAAATAGTCGAGAGCCATATACTGACAAAGCCTTTGAAGGCAATCAAGGAAAAGCTGCTTGACGCTTTCTCCACGATGAAAGACAAGCCGGTGAATGTTGAACTTAAAATAAAGCATATATGAGACATTTAGAAGATTCTCTCCAAAAATCTATAATTAAATATTGGGACTTGAAATATCCTAAATGGAAGAAACGGCTTGCTTGTGTTCCCAACGGAGGGAAGAGGAATGCAATTGAAGCGGCAAAGTTCAAGCAGATGGGAGTCCGCGCAGGATTCCCCGATTTGATACTTCTTATCCCTAATAAGTTATATCCCTTTTGTGGTATAGAATTAAAGGTAAAGACTGGCAGGCAGTCAGAGAACCAGAAAGAGTATCAGAAAGAGTTTGAGAGTATCGGTGCTAAATATGTCATAGTCCGGTCGCTTGACGAGTTTATAGAAGTGGTAACAGAATATTTGAAAGATGTATGAAAATAAAGATGAATAAACATGGCACGGAATAGGATGATAAAACCTCAGTTCTGGGATGATTCCAAAATAGCTAAAATTAGTAGGGATGCTCGACTTCTCTATATAGGTATGTGGAACTTCTGTGATGACTTGGGTGTAATCCGTGCCGATATGGTTTGGTTAAAGTCTAAAATATTTCCTTTTGACCAAATGCAGATTCAACAGTTTGAGAAAATTTGTCAGGAGATTCTAAGAAATGGATTTATTAGTCTGTTCTCATATCGTGATGAGGAATTCTATTATCTGCCTAAGTTTAGTCTGCACCAAAAGATAAATAAGCCAAATTTTGAAGATGTAAATGTGCCAAAAGAATTACTATTTAGGAATTTATCCAAAATCACGGAACAATCACGGAACAATCACGGATTAATCACGGAACAATCCATTCCTAAAATAGAAATAGAAGAAGAGAATAATATTATTCCCCCCACACCCCCCAAGGGGGTTGAGGAATTAGAAAAAGTCATTTCTGAAAAAGGCCAAGCCTTGAATGAGGCTTTAGCCAGAATCAAAGACCTGGAAGAAAAGATTTCTCAGAGCAAGCCTGCAAAGCCTAAACGCCCCAAAGGTCTAAACACCAACGCCCGCAAGGCTTTTGAGGAGTATTTCAGAAACACTTTTGGCGAGGAATATTACTGGACTGCAAAAGATGCAGGAAATATGTCCCAATTACTTCAAAAACTAATATTTTCACGGGAACAGAAACAAATGCCCGTTGACGATGCTTCTGTGTTGTACGCGCTTCAAGTATTTCTTTCGTCTGTCAAAGACGGATGGCTATTGGAGAATTTCAGCGTAGCTAATTTGAACTCAAAATACAACGAAATCGTAGCACAAGCTAAAAATGGAAACTATCGGAAACCTGATACAAAACCAGACGAAAGTTCTGCCGGTATCAAATCAATTGTCTTCGGCAAACAGAGCTAACCATAAGCAATGGAGCAGGGAGCAGGCTGACATGTATTGGCGCAACCAACTCGTAGTTTCCATGAAATCCGTTTCCCCGGCCTTTACAGTTGATGACAGCAACCGCCAACTGCTGAAAGCCCTTTATCAATGGATATGGGGAATGCCGGGAATGCTTGATTTGGATAAGGGCTTGTTATTACATGGCCCTATCGGAGTTGGCAAGTCCACTTTGCTGAAAGGATTACAGAACTATGCAGCAAAAATTGCCCGTTATTGTATTGGCGGTGCGGATGCCGGATTGACCTTTCAGTTCACCAGTGCTGCCGAGATTGCCTTGCTGTTTGCCGAGAAAGGAATTGTCGGGTTAAACCAATACACAGACAGGTCATGTATGCACAATCTTGCCATTGACGAGGTGGGTCGGGAACCTATGGATGCCAAACACTTTGGTACGGGCATCAATGCCATTCAGACCGTCTTGCAACTGCGCTATGAGCAGAGATATTGTTTCTACACCCACATGACTACCAATCTGGACCCGGACAAGGAGTTTTCCCAACGGTATGGGGATTATATTGCCGACCGGGTGAAAGAGATGTTCAATGTAATTAAAATTGAAGGTGAAAGCCGAAGATAATGGCAAAGAAAAAAGATATACCACCTGCACCCGTCCGTTGCCGCCAATGCTCATACTCCAGAGATTTCGTAGATAACTCTTGCCTATGCAAGGTCAAGGGCCATAGGGTGTGCGCGTGTGACCGGTACGGGAGGATATGTGACAAATTTAAGAAGAAATAATTTTATGGACATAGAACTTGAAAAGAAAATAGAATTATTAGAGTGGCAGCGTGATAACGCACTGCGCCTGCGCTGCCCGTTGGTGGCAAGGAAGTACCAGCGCATGATTGACGAACTTGCCAAGGAGAGCAGGAACAGAAGTATGAACGACAAATGTACAAGAGATGAACAAGGACACGGCAACCCAAATAATCAGCAAGCATGAGAGCCTTGTAGTCCTCTGCACCTACAACATTCTGTTCACGAACGACATCTGTTGCGGACAGATTATCGAATGCATTCATGCGATGAAACGCACACCCCACTACAAGCAGGCATTCAAAAGATACTTGAACGATGCGGACAGAGCGAGAAGGGAATACGAGCGGACCGTAAACGGTATCATCGGTTCAGACCGCAGCGAATTCTTTGCCGAATGTAACGACAAGTATGTGGAGGAAGTGAACAAGCACGTGGATATGCTATACTGGCAGTTCAAGCAGGCACTTGATGACAACGGAATATCCCATTCCGCAGAACTTGCAAAGTTCGAACTGGCAAGGACGTTGTGCGACTATGCTTGTATACAGTTCGACGAACGGATAGGAGAACTAAGGAAGAAGGATTCAAAGTTCAACGGATTCATGCTGGATTACCTTAAACTGGCTAAGGTGGCAAGACTGATGAACCTTGCCTCCGACAATCTCAAAATCGGCAGAACGGTGAACATGAACACTGAACGCTGTACTTCAGCATTTGAAGTTCTTGCAAGGAAACTGTCGGATGCGGACAATATTGCCAATGCGATAAAATAGAAGTATAGGAACATTCATCAGACAATCCCCCGTTTAGATTGCACCACCATTTGAAAGCGTCATGGTGCAAGATGTGTATGGCAGAGGTACAGAGCGAGAGAAATAGAAAAAATAACCAAAAAATATTGAATTATGAAACTTATAGTGAAAAAGAGAATCATGCCATTTGATTTTGAAGGACAAAAGCAAATGGCCCAATATTCATTTTGTATTGAGGCTAATGGAATAAAAAGCCCAAAAGATATTCAAGAAATAATTCGCCAGTGCCGACTTGTAGAGAACCAACTAACTGGCGAATCAAATCATTTTTCTGTTTCTGATAATGGAACAGTAAATTCTTTATCAGATAACACCTAGAATTTTTAGATTGAATAATCTAACATATCCACATTGAGGACATAAAACCCCGGCTAATGGCATAAATGATATTGGGCCGCCTATATTGTAGGAGTTTTCCGAACGTTCAACAGATGTTAGCTGGTATTCGTCCGGTTGTAAGTTCATTTCTCCACTAAATCCACAGTTAGGACATGTTGGGGCAATTCTTAATTTACTTGACAGCTTGTTAAGTTGTTCTTGGGTTAATTTCATAAGCAATAATTTTTTATAATTCGACGAAAACAAAAGTAACAATAATAATTAAAGGGCATACCTATTTTTGCAATAATTTTAAAATTCGACACTTTATCTTTATTCGGGTATGCCCTTTTAATCGAAATGCGTATGAAACAATTGGATATTCCTTCTTTTAAGTATTGGCTCCGGATACATGGCTACCGTTTGGAGTGGTTCGGTACGGGGACAAAGAGTAATCCTATTAAGGTTAAATCAAAAAGGAAATGAAACGAAGAATAAGAAAAAAGATGCTGAAATACCCATATAGATACAAGTTGCATCAGTATTTGAAGTATGCCCACCAATGGTGTTGCGCTTTGGCGTATAAAGGGGATATATACACCTTGAAAGATGATGGTAGAATTGTAAAGGAGAACGATTGTTTATGAAACGCCTAATTGATGTTATAATAAAGAAATGGTTCTGCTGCCATGAGTGGGAATTCTTATTTGAAAGGAAAGTAGAAGTTGTTGATGATTGGGGAGATAGCAGTTGGTACACCGTACGTCACTACTTCTGCAAGAAGTGTGGTAAATACAAGAAAATTAAAAGTCATTGATTATGAAACAGACAGTAGAAGAAGCAGCAAAAAAGTATTCTTCGCAATGGGCATGGAACTCTCAACCAGATATGTGGCAAAGCGAAAAGGACTTCAAGGCTGGTGCCGAATGGCAGTCAAAGCAATCACCTTGGATAAGCGTAGAGGAACGGTTGCCGGAGCAAAACGAACTTGTTCTTTGTAGAATGGTATCAAATGAAGCCATTGTAAGCGGATTTATTATACCTACGCCAAGTGGGAGACCTCGTGTTGTAACATTGCCGGATTTTGAATTTGAAGATTATGGCGATTACGTTTGTGACATGTGGACACCTATCCCCTCATTCGACGAGATACTCGAAGCTAACAAGGATGTACTGTCAATTGATATAAGTCTTAAAAGAAAAGGAGATGAAATCATGTTGAACGAACAAGAATCTCAAAACACATAGGAAATGAGCAGGTTTGAGAAAGAAGTTCTTCCTTTTATAGAAGAGGAAATTATGCGAAAACTTTGTACATATAATGTGTATAGTACAAAGGAGTATGAGGACATACGGAAGGCAGTAAGGTATTCGATAAGGTTTTGTAAGAAAAATAAAATTATTCGATATTGTATTTGATTATGGAAGTAAAGAACGGAATAATAATAGACGGAGTGCTGCATAAATTGGTGAATACTAATTCAGAGGCTTATTGTGATGATTGCTCTCTTTATAGTATTTGTCCTCAATCAATGTTAATATGTCATATGTTGGGTGGAGACATATTTGTCAGTTGTGGCAAAGTAACTGTTACACTTTCCCGTGAAGAACCTAAAAATGTTGGAGAGATATATCGTAATGGAGTAAAGATAGATAAGGAGGAATAATAATGCACCAATGTAATTATTGCTGTTGGTATAACGAAAGATACGGGAATTGCGATTGTCCGTATGTAATGAAGAAGTCGGCTTGTGATAAAGCTAAAAAGGAGAAAGAAAGGAGTGAGAAATGGAATTTAAACATCCATTAGATTGGTATAACGAAAATACACCATCGAAAGGTGAAGAATACGAAAAGGGATGTCTATCTATCGCCTTGATAGTAGCAATTATTTTCATTGCATTAACGGTTGTAATTTTATCTTACGAATTATGAAATCAAAACAAGTATTATCAATAGAACAGATGAATCACTTGCAGGAGCTTGGATTAGATACAAGCGATGCAAGCATGTGTTGGTGTCGTGCTATCTCATATAAATCTGCAACGTGGGAGCTTGAAATCTATGAGTATGTAATAAACCAAAAACTGGATTCTAATTTTTGGGAAACAACCCCTACTTACACCTTGCAGGACATTCTCGACAAGCTGCCAGAATCAGTGCATGTATATGATTTGTACATATTTAAGAAAGTGGGGCTGTGGTGGCTCAAATATGTAGACGTAACGAATAATGGAACCGTTCGTTTAGAAAAAATGCCGAAGTTGATAGATGCAGCCTATTATATGCTGTGTTGGTGCATTCAAAAGGGGTTTGTTAAAATTAATAAGGAGGGTAAAGATGGAAGAAAAGAAAATTGATTGGGAACAGAGGCGTTATGAACTGGCGAAGGCGGAAATGCAAGGGTATTGTATCGCTTTAGGTATAAATGATGATAGCGAAACATATGATGATATTGCAATAGGCTCTTTGAGAGTAGCTGATGCACTAATAAAGAAGTTGAAAGGAGATTGAATAATGTCAAGAGGGAAAATATTAAAGCTATCAGATTTGAAAGGTATGCACGGCTCTATTACTTTGGAATATACTGGGATTCTTTATGCTGGTGTAAATCGGGAAAAGAAGCTCCAGGAACTGGCAAAAGTTAATCCGCAGGAGTATTGTCTTGCATTAGGAGTGAATGATGATAGTGAAATTTTCAAAGACATTTCGTCGGGTTCCTTAGTGTCTCCGGTGAAATTTTTTAAAAGACTGAAAGGAGAATAACTATGGGATTTATAACACCGTGCTTTATGAAAAATTATGATGAAGAATGGACCTAAGAATAATAGATTTCCCGGAATACCCGTGGAAGACCTTGAATGTACATAAGGACTTTAACTACTCGTACAACATCAGTCCGGGAAAGAAAATAGAGGGGGATTTGTTCGATTCCTCCAAGATGAAAGTTGTGTCCTACAATGAAAACAGCCATGTGCAGATATTGGCTGTATGTGACCCTTACGGACCGCCTTTCTATGTACGCAGGGATATTGATGGTTTGTTATGGTCCTCATGGATAAAAATAGAGGAGGAACACTTCTGGCAAGAGATTAATGGTTGTGCGGCAACCATTAAGTTTCCTCCTATATGTACGTCTCATTATTATTTTTAAGTATTATGAAAAATGAATCGTTTGAAAGGGCCAAAGTCCTTAAGGAAGAGATTGAAAAGTGTGATTCCCTGCTTGATTCAATCCTGAAAAGCAGCAGGGAATGCTGTGTGTATCGCGATGCCGATAGGGGTACTCGTGACATTATTGCCATCCCCCTGCCGAAATATTGTACCCAGTACATTATTGATGGACTTTACGTGAGGAAGTGCCGGATGGAGCAGGAATTTAAAGAGTTATAAATCAAAACAAGAAATAGGAGGAATAATCATGAAAGCACATGTAATGAAACTTGAAAACAACTGTGTGATTGTTGACGAGGAATATTTTAACGAGATAAAGAAGCAGTCAGAATTCAACCAGGAAAGGATAAATGAGATTGCAGAGGAAAGGTTCTTGAAATATGTCAAAGAAAGCGGTATCGAACTTTTCTATGAAGTGAATGGAATACCTTATGTATTCCATCATAGTTTGTTGAATGAATTGAATTATGAAGAGAGGGGTTATCCGGAAACCGTATCAGAAAAGGTAAAGTATGCTATCGCAGACGATATAACCGAGGCTTTGAATGACAAGCTTAAGGGGCTGAAAGACGAGGCTTTGAATTATGCTTTAAGTGAGTTTGACAAACAGAAGCACGGTTTAGAGGTTACTGTAAAAATATGGAAACATCTCGCATTAATCTTTATCATTACGACTATTGTTCTAACAATTAGACTATTTATACAGCTATGACAGAAGAATTTGTAACATTAGAGACAGCGAAGCTACTAAAGGCGGCAGGATTTAAAGAAGATGTTAGTAGCTTTTATGAATTGGTGTATAAAGGAGGTAGTGGTCCTGAGTATGAGATAGATGAAAGCTACGATGCCCAGAATTATAATACAGACGTTTACTCTATCTCTGCTCCAACTCAATCCATTGCCCAAAAGTGGCTGCGTGAAACCAAGAACCTACATATTGAAATATACCGAAGTGCCGTAGGGTATGGCTATGCTATAGTGAAAGCCGATAACGGAACGTGGCAGGAAGATGATGATTCCAGGGGTCCTAATGATGGCGGTCTGTGGGATACCTACGAAGAAGCACTTGAAGCAGGAATACAAGAAGCGTTAAAACTTATATGAAAATGACTCCTATTGTAAATGATGCTTATAGACTTAGAAAGCTTTTAGAAAAAGCAACAGGAATAAAAGTTTATAAATCAGATTTAATTTCTAATTATTTCAATTGTTATATAAGCATATCGCAAGAGTACAAGAATGAAACTAATCCGCATATTACAGTAGCGCAAGGTAACTGGTCGATAGTTAATGGCGGTGAATATAAAATCTCACTCTATACACCTACAATCGTCATTAAAGGCAAGAAGGTGCTTAATACTTGTTTTGTAAAAGATATATTTTACAAGATAGTGGAAGCATTAAATAATGAATTTGGAGAAGGTAATTGGGATACGTGTAACAATGAAACGACAGTTTGGCTTCCCATGTCTCGAAACTCATTCTATTTGCAAATTCCAAATTTTGAGAAGTATTAAAACTTATATGATATGGCTAAGAAAATAATGTTTAATGACAAATACAGCTTAACCCAAGCTGTGTTGGAAGGTCGGAAGACTATGACGAGAAGGGTCTGCAAGTATGACAGACCAAATGAAACTTATGATATTGTATTCCCCGTTTTTGAACCAAATGATTACGATAATGACGGGAACATAGTATCTACATTAAATTATGCTTTTGGTTGGAAAAACGACAAAGGAGACTTTACGGGTTGGAATATTCCAAAATACAAAGTCGGTGAAGTTGTTGCCATTGCGCAAAGTTATGAAAGTTTAGGGATGAATCCCGAAATTGCACTTAATGATAGGGACGGAATAGGATTTTATACTAAAACTAAATTCGCACCCGGTTGGAAAAATAAGATGTTTGTCCGCGCTGACCTCATTCCCCATCACATCCGCATTACCAATATCAAGATAGAACGGTTGCAAGACATTTCCGATGAAGATTGCTTGAAAGAAGGTATTGTGCAAAAGTTCGATGCGGATGGAACGCCAAGATACCGTGTTCCTTGTGAAAAACATACTTGGGCATACGCCACGGACAGTGCAAGGGATGCATATCATTTCCTCATTGATAAAGTCTCCGGCAAAGGTACGTGGGAGTCAAACCCTTATGTCTTCGTTTACGAATTTGAACTGATTGATTAAAATTTAATTATGGAAACCGTAGAACTGATAATTAAAATCTCCATCACTTTATTCAATGCCATTGCATTAGGATTTGTCCTAATCATGGTAAGCAGATGGCATAGACGTATGGAGGACAAGCTGAATGAGATAAGGGAATACACCCGTATGGTTTCAGACCGTGATGATGTTATTTATATGAATCAGCTTCAATGGCTGAAAAGTAAGCTGATTGAAGAGGAACGGTACGAGGAAGCCGCTAAAATCAATAAATGTATTGAGGATGAATATAACAAATTAAAGAATAGGAAAAGTGATTATGAAACGTGAGATAATATTATTAGGGAAAAGACTTGAAGACTACCCGGAAACAGAATATTACGAACGAAGGCTTATCTACACGACATACAGTTCTGGCTTCAGAGAGCATAACATTGCGGCATTCAAGAGCAGGCTGAAAAAAGACTTTGACTACGAAATAGTCAATCATTTCGTCAAGGACGGTAACGACTTTTGGACTACAGATGAAATTATAGCCGCTGTCCGTGTCTCCTTGTCCCTCAATCTGCTTACGGATGAAGAATGGAAGATGGCAATCCCGATTATTGAGCGTGGCCTTGAAGCCAATAAAGCCTATGTCCGTATGCTTGACGAGATGTCGACTATATTGGAGAAGTATTGCGAGGAATGGGAGGATTTGGGTATGCGCCATACCTTCATGCAACGTGTTCCTCATGAATGCTGGCAGGGACGTTTTAGCAGGCATAGCCAGAATCCGGAACAAAAGCCGAATTATTCATGAGTATCAAGGAAAAATATAATAGGGAAATAACAGATATGAAAACAATCTTATTTACAGCTATATTCATAACATGCCTATTATGGGTTGGCGAACTTACTATAACATTCAAGCCATTTTCTATCTCACTGCCCGGTTGGTATAAGGTGGCAGGTATTCTTCTTTTTTGGCTGTCAATGGTAGTGTACACTATCGGAGAAAATACTAGAGGGTATAAGCAGGGTTTTGACGATGGAGTAAAGAAATGTATTGAAATACTTGAAAAGAATAGCCATGAGTAAACTATACAAAGTAACCCTCTTCGGCAAACCGTTCATTCTCGGATGGTTCAGCCACGCGGACAAATGGTATCACAAGATTGGAATAATATATTGAAATCATGAGAAAAGTAGACAGACTGAAAAAGCTCCATGCCCCTATTGATGACAAATACAAGAAGATTGACACAACGGTCAACGGGGACGTGGAACGCCTCGCGGAGATGCACAGAGAAACGGAAAAGGGGAAATATCCCTTACGCATAGACCACCGTACCGTAATATACGTGACCAAAGACAAATGCACTCCCGAATATGCCGCAAAAAAGCGCAAGACGTTGGGTCTTGCCCCTGCTGTCGAAGTGAAAGGACATGCATCAAGACTTGTGGACATGGACAAGCTGAGGAGGATGGTAAACGACGGGATGAAGTCCAAGGACATTGCCTATGAGATGGGCGTGGCGGCATCCACCATAAGCACTTACATAAGGAAGTACGGGTTAAGAGACAAAGGGTAGATTAGTTCAAGGACCTATCAAGTAAAAAAATAAGGAGCAGCGGACTCACGACTTTCCACCACTCCTTCACACGACATAGTGCAAAGATACTATTTATTTTAAAATACTTATGTTATGGTGAAGGAATTTTCTGCAATATCTGAACTTAAATATATAAGGGAGCAAAAGTCAAGGTTATCAGAGCGTGAGAACGAACTGTCAACCCCCATGCTGGTGGATGTAGAAATAATTCCGCAAATGTATGAATGGTTTGCGGAAATCTTATCAAAAATGGATTTTCCCCCAAACCTGGATTCTGTGATACAGAGAAAGAAGTTCATGTATATAGTTCTTTTCCTTTTTTCTCCTAGTGTACTTGCTGGAGGAAGAATGCCGAACGGAATAAGAATGGCTTTTGAGAAATTGTTTCCCAATGTGAAGCCATGCACTTTGTCAAACAATATATCGGATATCACGTTTCTATATCGACAATACAAGGAATTTCGTATGGATGTAGGGCATGTATACACAGAAATCATGAATCGTTTAAAAGTCAAAGGTCTAATCAAGTAATTATGAATTTGTGATTTCGGCCAGAGGAAACTCTGGCTTTTTTTATGAAATAACAAACCTTTTGCCAAATGTTCGTTATTGGCTTCTCTTTTATTTACTGTTTTATTTGCAATGGGGTATCTTTGAAATAAATATAAAGCGATTATGGGGCTTACAGTAAAGCAAGAAAGTTTTTGTAATTATTACCTTGAATGCGGCAATGCTTCTGAGGCTTATCGTCGTGCTTACTCATGTAAGAAGATGAAGGATGAGACCATTAACCGGACGGCATTTGATTTGCTCAATAACCGCAAGATTGCCGCAAGATTGAAAGAATTGCGTGCTGAAATGCAGCGACGCTCGGATATAACCAAGGATGAAGTGGTTGGTATATTGGCTGATATAGCAAGAGCCAATATCGTTGACGCCATAGAATCGAGGAACAACGGTGTCTTTACCACGGTGGTAGTAAAAGACGTGACGGCATTGCCGTTAAGCTTACAACGTGCTATACTTTCCATAAAGAGCACAGACAAGGGATATGAGCTGAAAATGTACAACAAGATAGATGCTATTGATAAATTGTCAAAGATGTTTGGATGGGATGCTCCGATAAAGGAGGATGTATCACTAAATAAGAATGATGCCATTACTATCCAAGTGATAGACAAGAGGGAGGACGTGATAGATGTTGATACAGACGACTAAGATATATTCCACGGTGGATAACGCTATAAGGTCTGGGTATAAGGTCGTGTCGGCGCAAGGAAGTTCCAGGTCAAGCAAGACATACAACATATTGATATATCTTTTGGCATACATTATTCAACGCCCTGGAACATCTTTGTCAGTTGTAAGAAAGACGCTTCCGGCACTTAAGGGGTCCGTATTCCGGGATTTCAAGGAAATAATGCAGGACAAGTTTCAGATGTGGGATAACCGATGCATGAACAAGTCCGAAATGGTGTATACATTGCCTAATGGTTCTTTCTGTGAGTTCTTTTCTACTGATGACGAGCAGAAAATACGCGGTAGAAAGCGTGACATTCTTTACTGTAATGAAGGAAATGAGATTTCTTTCCTGGAGTGGCAACAACTAGTCATGCGTACGACAAGTTTTTCAATAATAGACTACAATCCTTCATTTTCGGATGAACATTGGCTATGCGAGTTGAATAAGGACCCACGAACTTTCCATTTCATATCCACATATAAGGATAACCCCTTTCTGGAGCAGACCATCATCGACGAGATAGAATCCCTCCAGTATAAAAACAAGGTGTTGTGGACGGTTTATGGATTGGGGATGCAGGCCATGGCAGAAGGCCTTGTCTTCCCAGAATTCGAGATTGTGGACGAATTTCCGGCATATGCAAAGCATGTGGCGGTGGGATTGGACTTTGGCTACAGTTCGGACCCAACTGCTATTGTTAAGTGTGGCATTGTGGATGACCGGATGTACTTTGATGAACTATGTTATCAGACCCACATGCTTACAAGCGAGATAATTCGCGCATTGAAATCCATTGGATTGTTTGTGTATGCGGACAGTGCGGACCCAAGACTTATCCAGGAAATCTCAAATGCAGGAATTGTTATATTCCCTGCAGATAAATACAAGGGTTCGGTAATGGGAGGGCTTTTCAAGATGATGGAATATAAGCTGTGTGTAACCAGGAGGTCGGTAAACTTTATAAGGGAGCTTAAGAACTATGTCTATGAGCAAAATAAAGACGGCAAATTTATCAATACCCCCATTGATGCATACAACCATTTGATTGACGCATCACGCTATTGGACGATAGGGAAACTGTTGGGTAAGATATTGGTCGGTAAACAGTATAGTAAAGAAGAATTAGGACTTTATTAAACGGTTGGTATATGAATTTTATAGAAGCCATATTCGGTGTTCTACGGAACAAGGTTTTAAACTCCATGGGAGTTGAGCGTGATTTAATGCAGCTGGTCCACGACAAGGATATAAGCCGCATCCAGTCAATGATGCAGAATCGTGACTTGTGTGTGGAGGAAGCCATAAAGGAATATAATCCTATTACACATGATGTAATGAATCGACCCGATAAAATGCGTAAGGGAAAGGAGCCGTATAAGGTTGAAAAACTGCCTCGTTGCCGACAAAGGTATATCAATGAGGTAGAACTCTTTTTCCTGCTTGGAAATCCTATAAAATGGAAAACTCCTACCGGTGAAGAAGGAAAGGATGAAGCATTTGAAGCATATACCCAATTCCTAAAAGATACCCGTTTCAATACTACCATGCGGCAGGCTAAGCGCATTGCTGGGGCAGAGACGGAGAGTGCTAAAGTATACCATATATATAATGATGGTGGGAAGCCTGCAGTTAAAGTGCTTGTAATATCAAAATCGAAAGGCTATACCTTACGCCCATTGTTTGACCAGTACGAGAACTTAATCGCGTTCGGTTATGGTTATTATATAAAGGAGGGGGGAAAGACCGTGGAACACTTTGATTTACAGACACCGTCTTTTATTTTTAGATGTAGGAAGGCTGATATTGGATGGGAGGTGGTTCCCGTGTCTAATCCTACCGGGAAAATAAATGTTATCTATTATCGTCAGGAAAAGGCATGGGCCGGCACTGAGAGGAGATGTTCACGGGAAGAGATGATTGATTCGAAGGCGGCCGATACAAATAACTATTTTGCAGACCCTAAACTAAAAGCTACTGCTGATGTTATCGAGTCATTGCGGGGGGCAGAAACAGTAGGGGAGGTTCTACAATTGACCAATAAGGAAATCAGTGCTGTCGATTATCTGGTTCCTCCAGAATATTCTTCCATGAAAGAAAGCGAGAAGGAGGATTTGAACTCTTCTATCTTGTTTGACTCATTTACTCCCGATTTTTCGTTTGAGAATATGAAGGGGTTGGGTACTCTTTCCGGTGAAGCCTTGAAGAGAGCTATGGTTCTCGGATTTATTAAGAGGGACAATCTGAAGGAAACATATGATATTTTGGTGGATAGAGAAAAGAACTTGATTGTATCTATAATGATGAATGTCACTCATATTCATTTGCGTGAAAAGCTTTCAAAAATGGTTGTTGAACATGAATTCTCAGAACCTTTCAGTGAAGACGTCCAAGAGAAATGGGCCTCTATAGGGAAAGCATATAATGATGGCATCATATCTCTGGAGCAGGCTGTCAATATACTTGCTCTGGCAGACAACCCCCAAGAGGAAATAGAACGGATAAAGAGTGAAAAACAAGAAAAACATCAAGATAAGAAGGGGAATTATCCCCCGAATTCTAATTAAAAACAAACCTTTTATAAAAGGTTTGTTCTGAAGGTCCTGAAAATTTTACCCAATAATTACCAATGTATAATTTTATACAGAATTAAAACAAGTTATGTATGAAAGAGAAAATATTTCAAGCCTTAAAACAAGCTTATTCAAATCTTGGGTTAAGCGATGACATCTTTCAGGGACATTCCGAAGCTTTGGAAGCTACCGGTCTTGTAACTGAGGATAACCTGGCCACAATAGTGGCTGCTCAAAAAGCATTCCTTTCGTCTCTTCAAAGCGGCATTGACAAACGGGTGACAGACGCCGTCAATAAAGCGAGGGAAAAGAAAGAGGAAGCAAAAGCGGATGAAGGGGGCGATAGCAAGCAACCGGATATCCAAAAAATGATTGATGATGCAATTGCGGCAAGGCTTAATCCCCTTCAAGAAAAGCTAAATTCCTATGAGGTGAAGGAGGCGAAAGCGGCAAGGGCCAATTTAATCATGTCAAAAGCCAAGGAACTCAAAATCTCACAAGGAAGAATCGATGAAGGATTTGCCATATCAGAGGATATGGACGAGTCGGCAATTGATTCCTACTTATCCAAGGTGAGACAAAATGAGGTGGCAAAAGGTTTGGAGGATAAAGGTTCGGCGTTCTCCTTATCTACTCCTGAATCCCAAGGTAAAGAGATGGCCAGGGAATGGGCTGAAAGTTTGCCGGACGCTAACTAATAATAATAAGTTATGGCTATTGTATTTGAAAAAGGAACAATTAAGGGAAACTTTCCCGTATTCTGGAGAGGTGAATGTAAAGTCCTTCCAGGGGATTTCAAGCTTAAGCAGACGTTCCCAGAAGGAACTCTGATAAGAAAAGGGACTCCCATTGCTTTGGATTTCTCAAAAATGGAATGTACCGTTTGCAAGGCTGTTAAAATCGTGTCGGGAGGAATTACTTCCGCTCCGAGAGTTGTTAAAGGCAGTCTGGTGCAGGTGGGGGAAGAGCTGACCATTGGAGAAAATAAGCAGGCTATTACGGCGATAGACAGTTCGAATGCTGATTATGATGTGCTGACATTGGCAGCTGCCTTGACTGGTGCGACAAAAGATGCGTTTGCCGTCGTTGCGGGAAGTGAACCGAATGCTGTTGTGGAAACGGATTATGAATATAAAACCAATATGAGTTTTCAGACTGTTTCTGCGGGTTATGATGTGATTATTCTAAAAGATGTTGCCTATCCTATGCCTGATGAATGGTTGCTGGGAGGATGGTGCATGAAGAATAATCCAAGTATTAAATATGTAAGACAATAAAACTATGCCGGGATTATTTTATAGCTCGATTTTTGGCGAACTCACCAAGCAGGTGCAGGTTCGTATTGATGCCGCTTCTGAGCTGCGCAAAAGATTGTTTGACCAGAATATTTATGAAAGATTTCTGGATTGGGACATACCGACTATCGGACTTAACTTTGAGGAGCTGATTGGACAGTATAACTTAAGTGTGGCTGCTGCGACTTTGGACTCAAAGGGTAAGGAGCCTATTATGGGTACGGAAGGACTTGAAACCTTGAAGCAGAAAGTCCTCACACATCAGATGAGTTATTCCATGCCTATTGAGGATTATCGTAAAGTATTGCAGATTCTTGATTCCCGCATGCTTACAGATAATCAGAAGACGCAACAGCTTATCAATTTGATGTGGAACAATGTTACAAAGGTGGTTAACTCTGTTCAGTCAAAGCTTGACATTATCTTCTTAGGCGCGTTGTCTAACAAAGGGGTGTTTACTTTTGATGAAAACAACAACCCGGAAGGGGGCGTTCGTGGTGTGATTGACCATAAAATGCCTGCGGAGAATATTGCCAGTGTAACAAAATACTGGAATACGAATAATAGCGATACTGTGGATTGTTTTGAAGATATTCAAATGATTTTGGACGCTTCTCAGGATAAGGTTACTTTTGATAGAATACTTATTTCTCAGAATCGATTGTCCTACATTCTTCGGAACAAGAAGATGAAACTGGTCATCTTTGGCCAAGATAAATCTTCCACGCCCTTATTGCTGTCTAATTTGAATGAATTCATGCGTCAGAACGGATTCCCTATCTTTGAGGTTATCAGACGTACTACCCGTATTCAAAATAACGGTAAATTGACGGAATATTCTCCATGGAATGATAAAAACTTGGTGTTTATTCCGGCAGGCAAGCTGGGAGTTATCAAGAATGCGTATGCAGACAATGAATTAAGACAAGAGCCGGGTGTCACTTATTCCAATTACGGAAGAATACGTGTTTCCCAATGGGGTAAGGGTGAAACAGACAATTCCAATGGAGTTGAGTTTACCAAGGCACAGTCTTTGTCTTTACCGATTATCACTGAGATTAATGGCATATATTCATTGACAGTAGAGAGGTAATGACAATTGCAAACTACATAAAGCAGAGGTTTTCCTATATCGGAGTGATATCTGATGCGGGAGCCTCTGACTTTGCGGTTGACTTCGGGTTCGATGCAGGGAAAGAGGCTTCTGATGATGACAAAAGGCTAATTGGCGTTTCCATCAACAATTTTATTGAGGGTAACATTATGCATCCCACATCGGTAGATGAAAATGGCTTTTCTGCATCATGGGGGACTGATGCCATAAAGTCACATATAAAACTGATGCTTCGGAAATATGGCATTGAGCTGAATGGTGATGCTGCCGAACTGGTCGGATTGAGTGTAATTAGGGATATATCAGAAATATGGTAATGTATTTTCACCCGCATATATTACAATTGAAGGTTTTTACTTCTCCAGAAAGGGATGAATACAATCGTCCCATTCCTGGTACCGGGAGTGAAAGCTGGAAGACTGTGGGAAGATGCCGCTGCGATGACAATACCACCAGGGAATTCAAGTCTGAGAATGGTAAAATATACCGCCCGTTATACCATGTGGTTTCCGAGAGGAATCCAATGATAAAAGCTGGTGATTATATCCGTTGTTTGGATGGTGATAAGGTAAGGGGAGAGGGTGAGGTATATATACCTAAGAGTACAAACTTTTTCTCTTATTCAGAATATTGGATATGATAGTAACAAGTGATATATACAAAATACTATTTGAAAGGGTAAAAGACTTTGGAATCAAGGAGATATATGACAGCTGGAATCCTATAAAGTCCGAACTTGAAGAAGAGGCTATTGTCATTGTCATCTCTACCCCAATATCCCCAGACACCTATTGGGAGAGTGCCTTTGCTTATGTAAACATTTGCGTACCTGACTATCTGCATGAGGTCAATACTGTAAGGCTGAATGAGGTCGAGCGGCTTGCTGAATTGTGGATTAGAGACGGAATTGTAGATGAATACGACGGAAGCTGGTACTTTATATCCAAGTCTTCCATTGGTATAGAAAGGGACGAAGGACTGAAGTGTAGTTACGTGAGTGTTAGATTATCATTTGAAGTGTTAAACATTAATTGAAAATTATATGAAACCGTTTATTGGAATCAAGAAAATATGGTATGGCGATGTGATAACTGAGGCTGTTACCAAAACAACTCTTAAAACGTGGCTAGGAACAGCCACAGAAGTGAAGAATTCCCATCAGGATACATGGCAGTATACGGAGGACGACCCTACTTATACTGACTATATCAATGAGCTTACCGGGAAAATCTATTATCGTGATGTGACCCAGAACGGGGCGAAAACAATCACTTTCACTATGGGAGAATTCACCTTTGATGACAAGGTGGACCTGCAGGGAGGTGAAAAGGTTGATACAGGCGCTGGTTGGGCAGCATCGGATACTCCCGGAATTGTGAACAAGGCTATTGTAGGACAGACCAAGACCGGTAATTATGTCGTGTTTACCAATGCGGCTGTGATTGCTAAGGGAACTATGGCTGAGAAGAACATCGGTCTAGGCGTTACTGCGGTTGCTATGGAAAATGAGAATGAGGGCGTCAAGAGCGATTATCTGTTTGACGGCGCAAAGGTTGATGCCGCATGAACTACAGTCATGGTAACACCTACCCCTTCTGATGCGACCGTTAAACTGGACGGCGATACGGTAAAGTCCAAACGGGTGAACGTCGGGGAAACCGTAAGCTATGAAGTGTCTAAGACGGGGTATGTTACACAATCGGGAACAATTAATACAAGTGTTTCCGATGCCGGGAAGACAGTCAATAAAAATGTTACACTGGTCTCTTCTGAAACCCTTTAAATCATGGTGGTGGGTATCGGCTCACCACCTTTATTCATTTTAGGTTATGAAAGCTGGGAAGATTGTTAATGAGTCCATTCTTGGGGAGGATTTCAAAACTGTGCTGATAAACGGAAAAGCATATACGATATACCCACCTACAATACATAGAATAGCCGGTGCCGCAAAGTGTTTGTCTGACATTGGCGAAGAGGTAAAGACTATGGGAGAATATATCGCATCCTTAAGCAATATGGAATGCGTGGGTAGGGCATTGTCATGGTTTATAATGGATGATGAAAGCCTTGCGGATGAATTGTACCATGGGCATGAGGGGGAGCTCCTGAATGCGTTGGGAATAGCCTTTTCTTTGGTCTCTATGGAAAATTTTATCAGGCTGTCGGATTTAGCCAGGAATATTGTAAATCTGACAGCAAAACAGAAGTTATAGGTAATGATTGTCTCCTGGGGCAAATTGCCACGTTCATGGATGTACTTCACTTGTCCTACGATGAAGTAGTGAATAAAATACCATATCGCAATCTTGTGATAATGCAGAAGGATAAGCTACGGGTATGCTACGGTGAGAGGATGCAGGAAGTCACGGATAGCGATATGTTCAAAAACCGGAAATTTGATGACTGATAGAGGCGTGCCAGAACACTGGCACAACCTCCTATTTTTCCATAACCTCTTTCAATCTGTACAGCCTGTCAATCGCCGGATTGTAGAACGGGTCGGGAAAATGCTGGTTGATGTCGCAGATGTTGGCGTGGACGTACATGGACGTGTCGATGATGTGTTCCGATTCGCTTAATGTCACTTCCTTGGGCAATTGGGCTGTTTGTGCCCAATGGACGATAGCTTTCACGCTTTCCTCGTCGTATGAGTATTTACTTTCTTGTGCCATGGCTGGTATTTTTGCGGCAAAGGTAATGATTATACCGAATACTTTTCTCCTCAACTCGTGTAGAATAAGAAAAAAATCGCTATCTTTGTGAAAAAGAAAAGGTTATGATTCAAATGGGCGTCTATCTAATGATTGGTACTATTATCTACGGCTCTATCATATCTTTGATAGTAGCATGGATGATACATGCTAAAGAAAAAGATAACAAAAGTAGATACACGGACTAACACTTCTTATTAATGTCGTTCTCTGCTACCATTCGTATGTTATCATTCCTATTTTCCTCTATTTCTTCAGCATTATCTATCATAGAAATAAACATATCTTTATCAGGGTGGTTCGTCCTTTTTAGAATCCGAATATAAATATCTTTTTTACCTTTATAAACAATAGGGCATTTAAATCGCTCTTCCATGTCCTTTTTTATTGTAGCCAAATAATCCATAAGGAATTCTATAGCAAATTTATTCAAATTCTTGTTTTTACTTTTAAGGACCTCTTCCAATGATATCATAGTGTCATCAAAAGCTTGAGCGAATCTGCTCCATAACAGCGATTTACTATTCGCTATGAGAATCATTCCTTTCAAAACGTGAATAGAATCTTTCTGAAAATCCTTTAGGGCAGACTTTACAATGTTGTTCATTTCCCTCTTAATAAACACATAGTTGAAAACTTGCCAACAAATAAGAGCAGTAACAAGTATTGTTAGCACTCCTACAAGAAATGCTGCATAACTAATGTACAAAGAATGATTTGCAGATAAATCATCAATAGATACTTTTGCTAAAAAGAAAGGTATATTCATAATATCAGTTTTAAATGGCGAATCCCCTATAAAGAAGTGTCCCCACCGGCATAGATACCGGAACCCGACTGACTACGGGTTACACTCCTTCATAGAGGATTCATGTTGCTTCTATTGTTTCGGGGACTGCAAATTTAATCAATTCCCGATAAAAACAAAAGCTATGTCCTATTTAAAGGGTTTGGCTCGCCAAACTTCATGGCACACTTACCAGAGGTCCTTGCTCTATTATGTGCGTAAGATATGCTTTTCCCAAGATATATCAAGTGATACACATCATTGCTGTTGGCAGGGACCTTTACTGATACCGCTCCTTTATAAAGTTCTTGGAAAAAGGCTTCCCTTTTTGCCAGATAATCGGATTGTGACGTTCCAGTTATTGTAAATGCTAGGGTCACTTCTCTTGAAGCAACTTTGGCATTGTCCGTCACCACTCTTTTCCCGTGTTCAAGACGGCTTTCGTTTTCTATATATTCTTTCATCGTGCAGGGAGCGCACAATGCTGTTAGAAATCCGTCATCCATTCTTACGCCCCATGTGACATAAGCATCCTTGTTGTTAATTAATAACTTCGCTTCCATAGCCTATAATTTTGATGTATTTTTCTTCACTTCCGCAATATCCTTCTGCATTTGCTGTACGGGTTTCACAATCGCTCCCGTATTCTCTGAAATTTGCACAAGCTCAAGATAAGAGCTGGCTATTATGTCACGCGTCTCACTCGCGATGTCTCTTATATTCGAACTTGTGGAAGATATGGTGTCAATTCTCGTATTAAGAATGCTCAAGGATTGGGATTGTGCTATATTCTGGTTCTTTATCTCCTCACCGGCAATCTGCAAGGCGGTAAAACGTCCGTTAAGTTCCTCTCCGGTGTCTTGGGACATGGACTGGAATCCCTTGCTGCTTGCAGACTGCTGGGTGGCTTCTCCAGTCCATCCGAATATCTCGGCCAGCTTGTTACGTTCAGCAACTGCAGCATCCACTATTTCCTCGTACTGTTTACGAAGCTCCTCCATCTCTCCCTTGGTTATTCCCTCTTTGTCTTTCCCTGCTTCTGCAAAAGAGTCATACCAGTCCTGCAGCTCTTTGGAAAATTTTTCCCCCACCATGTTAGTAAGGATGGCGCGCTGCATATACTCGCTGAAATCCTCAGCAAAGTCTTTGGCAGAGCTGTCCATATCCATAAGGGTATCCACGAAACTGTCAAAAACACTGTCAAAGGTTGTCTGGGTGAGCTGCTCTTTTACCTGGTTCTGTATTTCCTCTATCTTGGCCTCCCCTTCAATGATACTGTCCAGATATTCCCGTACATCATCGTCCATGTCTGCCCAGAATGTTGGAGCATCGGATTTGAGTTTCTCCAATTGCTCAACGGTAAGGTCAAACAGTCCGGTCATTCTTCCGGTCCCGATAAACTCTTTGGCGGCATTGACTGACATGTCGAGTGCGTTGGCGATGTCCTGCCAGTCGCTTGAAGAGGTGTTCTTTGCCATTCGCTTACCAATGGAATGGGAACCGACAGACGCACCGGAATTGAGCCGTTCCTTTCCCAGTGTTCTGTATGCCTCTATCTGTTTTTCTACGAGGTCAATGGCTTCCTGCCCCACCTTGTCGGCTTCAACGCCGTAGGACATATCAATATATTCCCTTTTCTTGTCTATCAGTTCATCCCATATCTCATTTAGCTTGTTGTATTCCTCGACCATCTCGTTGTAACGGGAATAATCAGCACCACCGAGACCGAATGCGCCAAAAGTGAGAGTATCAAATATCCCTCCAACAGCCCCAGCTACATTACCGACAATGTTCCCTACAAAACCAGCCAACCCTTGCTTTTGTATTCCTTCAAGTATTGAAAATATGGCACCGACAATGCCGCCAATTTTGCTTCCAGCCTCAGTAAATGCATCAACCACACTCGCGGCTGCATTTCCGAATGAGGAAAGGCTCATTTCTGCATTGCTTCCCAACTGGGCTATCGCATCACCGACCATTATCAAGTTGTCTATTGTCTTCTTGCTTGACCGGGTTACATCGGTTTCCGCATTCTGTTTCCGCTGCTGTGCTTTATTTACTTTCCTTTGGGCTTCCTCTTTTTCCGCTTCCGTGCCTTCATTGTTTGCTCTGACAAGTTCCTCTTCTGCCTTTTTCAGTTCCTCCGTAGCATTCGCCAACTCTTTCAGAGATTCAGTCATTCCTCCAAAGATTCCTCCTTTGTCTACCATTGCGCTATTGATGGAGTTTATAGCTCCCTCTATAACTTGTATCTGTTCAGGAGTAGCGTCCTTGAAATCATCGGAGTCCTTAAATTCTTGAAGTTGTGCCTTTATTTTGGTAAGCTGTTCTTTTGTTATCTTGCTCAAATCCCCAAATACCATCTCCCAGTTTATTTCTTCCTTCAGTTTACTCATATTCAAGGACGATATGGCTTCTTCCCATTGTTTTTGAAGGGTATTTTTTGTACCCAAATCTGTTTCCTTATTTATGGCATCCTCATATTTCTTGTCAATGGCTGCTTTCTTTTGGGAGAATGTTCCGTATTCAATAAGATATTCATTCATGGCATTCTCACGTTTCTGCCATTCGTCAACACCTTGTCCGATTTGTGTGTTCTTGATAATCTTGTCCCATGCCGATGTAATGTCTTTCACATTAACGGTGGAGGCGTCAAACGTTTGCCTCACATATCCCTTTGTCTGTTTGGCTTTCAATTCCTCCTGGGCATCGAATATCTCCTTCTGACCTTGTATATAGGCACGTATATAGTCCTCCTTCTGGCGCTCTAAGGCTTGTATCTCCTTCTTGTTGTTCAGTTCACGTTGTGCCTGCTCCTTCTCGTAGCCATCCTGCAAGCTGTCAATGCGCGACTGTTCCAATTGGTTATCCAAGTCCTGCTGCTGGCGTTGGCGCTCAATGGCGTACTTCGTTTCCAGAGAAAGAATTTTTTCATTCTTGGAACGAATATCTTCTTGCTGTTTTATTAGTTTCTCATCCGTATCTTCTTGCTTAGAAGTGGAATCATAAGCCTTAAGTTCTCTTTCAGCTTCCTTAATTTCATTTACAGCTTTTACATAAGTCTCTATTACGGCTTCATCCACTTCCAAAGAAGAGAAGTCTGCACCTTTCTTAAAAGCATCATCCAGCGTCCTTTTCACATCAGATTTGATTTCTTTCAATACGCTTTCTGCCCGTTGCTTTTGTTGCGTCCAGTATTCGTATGTTCCCTGTTGGGGTTGGGGGAAAAGGTCAAGTGTATTTATGTGGTTGGAAATAGCCACTAAATTATCGTCGTATGTCTTAACGTTCTTGACGATGTCATCGTATATTTTTTGTTGCTTTTCCAGATTCTTATTAGCGGCTGAAAGATTATCGTTGGCTACGGATACGCGATTCCCGGAACCATACAATCCCTGCCGTCGTGCCTGCAGGGCGGCTTCCTGCTCCTTTTCGGCAAGCTCCACTTGCGCCTCTGCTTTCATCAAGGTAGCTTTCTGGACCAACCGCTTCATTTCCTCCTTCTCCTTTTTCACGGACAAGTCTGCCATTTTATCTGCATAGTTTCGTGCTACCGCATTAGCATATATTTCCTTGCTTAATGTTCTATAAGCCGATTCCAGATTTCCCAAATTCACTTTTTCGTTTTCAAGAATATTGGCATACTGCGGATATTTGTGCAACCACTCATTTATAGCCGCAGTTCTCTCTTTGGCAGATAAGGAGACATTTTTTAGTTTATTATACAATATATCCAGTTCCACCCGTTCTTTGGCAGTACTCTTCACAGCTTCTTTGCGAGCAAGTGCCATTTCCTGCTCTGCTGTCAATAAATCCAATAAAGCACTCTTTGCGCTAAATAGCCCTCCTATATAGTCGAATATCTCCTTTCCATAAGCGGTAAGTAAAGTGATACCGACTACCAAGGCTGTATTCCATGAGAATATGCCTGCAGCCAACTGTTTCCATACGGGAGCCACCTTCTGTATATCCTTATTCCCCTTACTAAGTTCTGCCAGATACGCTGCATATTCTTTTCGCGCTTTCTGGACTTCATCAAAGAAAATAGGCAAGTTGTTACTTATTGCAAGGAAGAACATGTTTATTCCCATTGTAGCGGACGGAAGTTCTCTTGCAATCTGTTGTATTGACATGCCCAGACCGTTAAATGCGGAAGAATAGTTACCTACATTCCTTTGAAAGCGTCCCGTGGCTTGTTCTGCAGCATTAAGCTCTGTTTGAACTGCCTTTATCTGCGTAAGAAGGTCTTTCCCGACTCCGCCATTGCGATTGGCTCGACCGATATTGTCATACGTGATAATAAGTTGATTCAGCTGCTTGCGAAGGGAAGTTATGCTGCCTTCTTCAGATTCGCTTTGTATAATCTGCTCTTTCTGTGCTTTTATGGTTCTCCGGATAGCTTCTTCCTCTTTCTTTCGCACAGCCACTTGATATTCTACTTGTCGTAGGATACCATACCCCTTTTCCCCAGTCTTTTCCTCGTCAGTAAGCCCTTTGAAATTGTTTTTTAGCTTTTTTATTTCAGCATCGGCTTCTTTTACAGCTTTTGTATTGGCGACAATCCATTGATTGGTAGACTGCAACCCCTTGGTTTCCTCATGTACCTTTTTGATGGTTTCTTCGGAGCCTATCACATCGTCATACGCTTTTTTAAGCTGAGAATACTTGCTTTGGTATTCTCTAAGGCTTTTCATAGCCTTTTGGAGTTGGGCTTCGAGTTTCTTGACAGCCTTGTCGCTGTTAGGGACACCTGCCACCTCTATAAGAGATTTTTTTAATCTGTCAATCTCTTCTCTTAGAGCTACAATATTTTCAATCGTATTCTCAAGATTTGCTTCAACTTTTAATCCAGCCATATTATTTCTTTTTTAAAATGTTTCCTAATTCTTTCTTTAAGTTTATTTCGCTACTATCCATCACATCATACCCTTTGCTCTGAACAAAACTGGCATATTCCATTCCATCAGCAAGTACAATACCATCTTTGGGATGTTTCCCGTAAATAAGGAGGTTTTCAGTCTTCTCTTTAGCTTTTCCATGTGAGCCATCTGCAGGCACATACAAATCTATAATGGTGCCATCGCGATAAACAGCAGAGCCGGGAGCATTTCTAAGGTTCCAAGTGTGATTCTGGTATGTTTTCCTGCTACTGATATTCCTTGTTTTCTGAAGGTCTACAGACTTGTGAGAAGCGTCAATCAATGCTTTGTTAAGCTCTTGATTTACTTCTTCCACAAACTCATCCAGCCCGGATATATCTCCTTTTATTTTCATATCAAATAATTGTTGCTAATACAAAGCGCACCCCAACCTAATGAGGTGCGCATTATTTGCTTAGGCTATTTGTCTCAACTGCAACAAGACAAGCAATTCCAAAAACTTCTCTTCATAGTAAAGCGGTTGAGTGCTTTTAGGATTGTTGGGATTTACTTGGTTTTCGCCAAAATTCAACCCGTCACCTATTATTGATTTAAATTTCTTCACACCGCCCTTACTTGATGGACGGGTAAGCTCTACCATATAGCCTTTCTCTATCATCTTCTGATTGAAAAACTGTGCACTAATTGCACACTTATTTTCTTTCAGCAGTTCACCAGCCGATTTAAGCACACCTTTAGAGGGTGTATAATCGGGAACTGGAAGTTCTAACGGTTCAGCAACTTGTTTGAGCATTAAAAGGGTTGAAGAATCGTTCAAGTTCAAAAGTCTTTTAACACCTTTCACCCACTCAAGAGAAGCACGAACTTTAGCAGTAAGACCGACTTTTACCTTTCCTGTCGATATTTGTTTGGCTGTTTTGTGAAAGACTTTGCGATACACTTCAAAAACTGAACGTATCTTTTTTACGATAAAGTATTCAAGACATGAGACTGTTAAGTAATAATCAAACTTGTTACTACCCACTTCGGTTTTTACCGAAGTGCAAATAAAATCTTCATTTTCAATAAAGTCTTTCTTCAAAGCATCTACGGCATAATCTCTTCGATTATATACCAACATCCAAACCTCATCCAGATTTACCGGGAATTCCTCACTTGCTGATTGTAACTTTAAAATAGCGTTGAAATACATCTTTATTTCTTCGCTTGAACTTGATTTTGTTAATTGCGTCATAATCCTTATATTTGCAATTGTTCTACGTTATCCCCGTCAGCGGCTCAGTCACTTCCGCTTTCGGGGATTTTAATTTGACTGAATTTGTAGCAGGTGGGGAATCGAACCCCGTTACGCCATTACTCGCTCCTGCTGTCCCATACCATCCGCTGATAGTATAAAAAAGGAGTATTGAATTTGAATGCTTAATATAGCTGCCAACATTCAATCCAAGACTCCCCAATATCTTCACTCCATTACCGGCAGCTATAGGTAAATGACAATTTCGTTTCTTTCTAGCGAAGTTACATATATGCAAATTTTCGACCTAAAAAATGGATTAGCAATAACGAACCTTTTGGGAAAGGTTTGTTATTTCCTAAAATGAATGCGACCTGCCCATAATGGGCAAGCCGCATTTTGTCGTGTGAAGGGAACCCGGCAACCGTATTGCTGCCGGGGCGTCATACATGAGCGTTGGTCGAAACCTCAACGCACTCTCATGCTTCTTTACGTGGCAATCTTTTCACATAATTTCTTGTACACCCGTGTTCTTTCAAATCGGTTCAACACTTTGGCGTTTTTCGCTCCGAACACTATATCTCCGTTTGCATGGTGATATATGGTAATGCTTCCTCCCACGGTCTTGTGGGTATATACCTTCATGGAAGGGGTTTTTATCATCAGTTTCATAAATTTGCGTATTAGGTGTTTTAATCGTTGTAGAAGAATCTTTCTCCCGGCTTTCTGAACAGTCTATATCCTAAGTATAGGCTGACGAATATTATTATTAGTTCTATCATAATTTTGGGTATAGTTTGGGCTGTCGGGCATTGAAACCGACTGCCAAATGAATACTTAATAATGAACGTTATGCTGCTGGCGTTAATTCGCCCTTAATCAGCTTTATGGCTTTCTTCACGTCCCAACCGCTTTCGTATAATGCGATGATGAAACGTACACCTTTCGTAGTCCATACAGTATAAACACTTGTTCCTATAGAGCCGTCCGAACGTGTGTACGTCTGTGTACGGGTAGAGTGCATTCCCCATGTGGAATAGGGAGCGTGAAGGAGCCATTGCCCCGACTGCTTATAGATGATTCCGATTTCTTTCAGCTTTTTATGTAGCTTCTCCGCATCCATTCCTATCTGTTTGGCTACTTGGGTACTGGTCTGCGTATTCACACTCTGCAAGTGACTGTCGTAGTAGCAGACTTTCGGAGCTGCCTCCTTGATTTCCTTGTCTTGCAGTTCGATGGTGGCTTGTTGCTGCTCGGTTTCAGCTTCAAGCTGCTTTAACCGCTCCTCTCTCTTGGCAAGGGTGGCTTGTGCGATGGTTAGAGCACGTGCCATGATTTCTTCGGGAGTGTCGTTTGGGGTGGTGGAGATGTAGCCGCCAGTCTTGCGAATGGCAGGGAGGACTTCGGAAGTTACCCATTTGCGAAACGCTTTAGCTTGCGGTTTTCTACTATCAAGGATAACATCATACAAACCGTCCTCATTTACAAAGTTTGCTTGTTGAATACCTCCAGCCGTTTCAAGGGGTTGGGTTAAAACCACACCCTTATCAAGTCGCTGTTTTACATCACCTTGTCTAAGCCCTAATACCGAACACACATCGGAAAGGCAAAACAATGGTTCTTCACTCGTTCCTGCTGTTCTGATTTCACCGAATTGTGGTGAATTGAACACTTGGATGGCAGAAGCATCCGATTTCTGATTGTTTAGCATAAAATAAAAAAAAGCACACGGTCACGGCTGCTAAACAATCATAAGATTTATTTCGGGGACGTTTCCGTTACCCCACCGTTCGTGTGCTATATCTAAAATACGATATATCTATGTCTATATTGGGCATAAAAATAACCCTTACGGATTACATAAGAGTTGCCCACTCTTATAATTGTTTAGCACTGCAAACATACCAACTATTTTTGAAAAATACAAGAAAAACAAACTTTTTTGCATGTAGAGTAAAGATACATGTGGATTTATTTGGATTTATGAACGGTTGTCCGTTATTTTGTCATTATTGTATAACATAAAACATGCAAAGTTATGGAAGGAATCACATTATTCGTATCTATCGTAATCATCGTGTTCGGAATATTGCAAATTATTCTATTTTTCAAGCTATGGGAGATGACTAATGATGTGAAGAAGATAAGAAAAGCAATTTCTCCGAATAAATCAGAAGATTCAATCAATATTAATGAGACATCCGTACCCCCTTCTGATATAGAAATTATTGATAATTTCGGTTCAATAACCAAACAAAAACCTACAATGTAGCATCAGTTCTAATTATACCGTAAACGATGAATTGATGTCCAAGCAATTCTGTTTGTTTTAGGACTTGAATAGGAAGCATAACAAAAAAAATGCACCTACTACGAGCTGCTAACAGATCCATAAGATTAATATCGGAGGCGTTTCCGCTACTCCACTCGGTAGGTGCAATATCTTTAAAGTATGATATTACTATAATATGTCTTGGCAAAAAAATAACTCTATATGGTAGGGCCATAAGAGTTTGCCTCTCTTATGGACTTGTTAGCACCGCTAAGGAAAGCAATTCTTTTGTAATGGGGAAATTTTACGGTGTGTTTTTTAGCATAAAAACGCACCGTAACAATAACCGTGGCTTTCTTATTACTATAAACCATTTATAAAGTTTTCTGCAAATTCACGTTCTAATCCCGTGTACTGCATATACTCTTTTATAGCTTGCTCTACAAACCCTTTCTTTTTTAATACCTCCCATTTGTGCAAATGCAGTTTAAAATCATTGCTGTTTTCATCTATAACTGGAAGCTCCTTTTTTATTTCTTCTTTATGGACTTTTTCTGTTCTTTCTTCTTTCTTACCTTCTTGTGATGATATTTTCGTTTCTAACCGACTATCTACCTTATTAGAGTTTAATTTTTGCATTTCCCCTACAACTCTATTGATAGCCGATATTAGTTTTTCGCTTCTATCATCATACATCTTTCTTAATTCATTGACATTATTAGTCATTCCCCAAACTTTAAAGAATAAAATTATCTGTAATACCCCAAATACGATAATAACAATTGATAAAATTTCTGCCATAATATTAGTTCTTAAATTATTAATATACTTATTGTCTTACATGATCGCTGCATCCCGATATTATCAATGATGCAATGGCTATTAATATTCTCTTCATACACATCATCCTTAAAGCAGCAAGGCTATTTGTAGATGTTTTATACAAAAAACCGCCAATACTCATGGCGGCTCAGTTAGTGTAATCAAGTTTTTAAACCCAGTGTAATCACGCTTATCGCGCATTTATCTGTTAATGCTCATGGATAAACCCATGAATTTTTATGTTAATTGTTTACTTGGCATTCTGTGCCTCTTTCTTGTCTTGATGGTTAAAATAGACCACTCCGACAATGGCTATTACCGAAACAAGTCCGAACATTACTAAAGCTCCCATATTATTCTCCTTTCTTTTTGTCTCTAACAAGCAAAAGACGTTGACATTATAGGAAAATTAGTTTAGTGCACTGCTTTAGTCTCATTATGGAGCTTTATAGCTCCCCAAATGCCTACGCAAGCAGCAAGAACCCCTACAACAGACAAAAAAATGATGAGTCCCATTCTATTATTTACTGGTTTGATGCTTTCTATCCTGCATCATGAAGTAAATTCCTCCTACGTTGGCTATTACGATAACCAAACAAAACATTACCAATGCTCCCATATTATTCTCCTTCCTTTTTGTCTCTTACAAGATATAGTCCCCAGCCTAACGTACAAGCTACAGCCAATACGCCGCCCGCATATATTATCCACTTTTGTTCCACCTCTCCGAATATTGAAGTTAGAACTACCGCTGTTGTGATATACTTGGCTATATCCATCAGCCATTTCCCTAATTCCTTTTTCATTCTGCAAATATAAACTTTAGTTTCCAAACGGCAAATGAAATGCGGAAACAAAACTTCTACATAGTGTTTTATAACATATGCTGCAAATTTGCTAAATAAAATAGTTTATATATTAAAATAAGCCATTAACTTTGCTGCACAATTTTTAACTAAAACGTTTGTAGATATGAAAAAGATTTTGTTTGTAATGGCAATCTTGCCATTTTTTATTGCTTCTTGTTCCAGTGATGATGATGGAGATAATGCTGAAGGATTGGAATTTGTACAAATCCAAGTAACAAGTGAAGATACGCCTACCCCTAACGGCAATGTGTATTTGTTCAAAGTTAGTGGTCATGAAATAGAGGATGATAATCCTTTGTTTTGGGATTGGGGGAAAATGGCATATATTCCCACTCTAAGTTACAAAAGCAATGGAGAGAGCAAATCTATGTTGCCAATATCTGAATATGGGAAAGAAAGTAAAGGGGACTTGTTAATGAACAATGATAAAGGATGCTCTTTGGAAACATTCTATTGGAATGATTTGTCTTCTTTATATGGCACTCCTAAAGCCGGAGATGAATATTTGGTTTTTGTGGCTTTAAGGAATGGGACTTATGCAAAGGCTTCAAAAAGGTTTGTTCTCACCAAGAATAGCATTATAAGGGTAAAACTCCCTTCTTGTACTGATGAAGCAAAATTTGTGAATGCCAATTGGTCAATATCTGATTATAAATAATAAATTCAGCCCCGTTCCTATGGTTCGGGGCATTTTTGTACAAAGAAAAATCGGAAAATAGTTTGTTTGTGTCGTACATTGCATTATCTTTGTGATACAATATAATACATTGATAATATGGAAGCAGTAGTAAGAAAACAAACCTCGTTCCGTCTGCGTGAGGACTTGTTACAAGTCTTGCAGGAACATGCAAGGAAGGCGAACAGAAGCCTGAACAACTTCGTGGAAAGCACTCTGATGGACGCGGTCTATTCAGAGCCGAATGGAGAAACGGTTGCAGCTATAAAAGAAGCACGCGAGGCAAAGAATAAGGAAACATTTGATAGTGTGGAAAGCTTGATGGAGGAATTGATGAAGTGAAAAAGAAACTGCACCCGACGAGCCAATTCAAAAGGGACTTTAAGCGTATTCAGAAATTTCCCCAAAAGGTGGTGGCTTTTGAAAGAATAGCCAATCTGCTTATCAATGACCTACCAATCCCCAAAGAACATAAGCCTCATTTGTTGAAGGGACAGTATAAAGGTTGTATGGAGTGTCATATTGAGGATGATTTTCTTCTTATATGGATTGATGGGGAAATAATAGACTTGCTTAGAATCGGAAGTCATTCCGAATTGTTCTGAACAGAGCTATGTTAAGAGATGATTTTATGTACTATTAACAAGTAAACAGGATGGATATAGGGAATCTCTTCAAAATTGATTATTGGTGGAAGTTAGTTCTGCTTGGCGGCATCTTATTGTCTGCTTCTTCTATGATGTTTGATATACATTTTATAGAAAGAAGATATGTGTTAGGATTAGGATTGGGAATGTTTCTTATTGGTTTGGGGTTTTGGATGGCTAAAAAGGTTATGCATCAAAAAGATTTTGGAGGGTATTATTATTGGGAAATATTTGAGCATAATTGGGTTACAAAACTAATTATCGGAAGTGGAATTGTCATATCTATATACTTCCTTATAAGAATACTTATAATATTAATGATATAATTATAAGTAAGTTTTCTTCTAAGATTTTAGCCCCAATTTGGGGCATTTTTGTACACTAAAAAAGGCAGTGAACACTAAATTCCACTGCCTTCATATTGCCTCCGAAGAGGGCTTGCGTAAACAAATGCCAAATTTAAAGTTGCACCGCCAACATTTCTCTCCCTGCCCTATGTATGGCTTCCTCTATTCGTGATTTCTGTGATTCGGAAGCAAAGGCTATGCGTTGTTTGTACTGGCGCATCAAAGACGGATTGATACCTGCATACTTCGCGAAAGTAGATACGCTTATAAACTTGAAATTATCAAAGAATGAAGCTATATCATACTTGTAATCAAACTCTATATCCTTCAATGCTTCTGGCACCTCATTGCCTTGCTCTTTAAGCATGGCGACATAATCATCAATACATTCATGTAATGAACGTTTCGCTTCATCAACGCTTTTGCCTTGACCGTTCAAACTGAAACCGTCAAATTCGGGGACATAAACACTGATTGTCTTGTCATCCCACATTTCAACAATGGCAGTAACTTTCATATTTCTTGTTATTTAGAGTTTAGGGTAAACAAATGTGCGGGTCATTTAAGACCCGCATCTTTCATCATGCTGTTCAGAGTGCCGCCTTTTATTTCTTGAGAGCCATGCCTGCCCACACGGAAATACTTCCCGGTTTTAGGGCTGTACCACACATCGTGTTCTTTGCCGTGGCTCACAAAATAGCAGCCTATCTTTGCAGCCTTCTTCAAGAACTCTGTTGTTTTCATGAATCAAAGAGCATTTGTTTACGGTGCAAATATAACATATTTGTTATAAATATGCAAGGATTGGTGCCCCAAAAAATTATTATTCTTGTATTGGAATAGGTATTTTATGTGCTTAAAACAAGAAATAACGAACCTTTTATAAAAGGTTCGTTCTGGAAGTCCTGAAAATTAGGGCTTCTTTTTTTTATCTCCGAAATTTGTGTTCATGGATATAAAGGACGTAAAAGGAGACATAATATATTCAACCTCTGTCAACGGGGGAAGCAAGCGGAAATATACGCTGATGGGCGAAGACTATATGACACTCGTTTTCAGCGTCAATTCTCCCATCACCTTCCATCTGGGTGATTATGTGGAGGATTCACGTTTCGGTCTGTTCGAACTTGTAAGCCTCTACAATCCTATTTACAACACTGCTACTGGCGCATATGACTATGAGCTTCGACTTGACGCATATTACTGGAAATGGAAGAACAAGGTATTCAAGTTTACCCCGGAAGTAGGGGGGCAGGAGGCATCATGGAACTTGACCGCCACTCTTGATGTACATATGGGCATTTTCCTGCGTAATCTTGCCGCTTTGGGATATACATACAAGGGAGAGGCTTTTGAGTTCTCCATAGCCCCTACAGTAGAGAAATCCGCGAAGCTTGTAAGTTACGACAACACTAATATGATAGACGCCCTTTCTGCTATGGCAGAAACCTGGGATTGCGAATGGTGGGTAACTGACAAGACCATCAACTTCGGAAGATGTGAATACGGCACTCCGGTTGACTTTGAGATAGGGGACAATGTGGTGGAGATGACAAGCTCTGAGAGCAAGAGTACATACGCTACCCGTATCTATGCTTTCGGCTCTACCCGTAACATTCCGTCAAACTATCGTCCAGTGGATGAAAGCATCGTGGTTAATGGAGTTGTACAAAAGCGTCTCATGCTTCCCGAAGGAACTCCATACATAGACGCATATCCTGACATGTCCACAGAGGAAGCTGTAGAGCAGGTGGTTGTGTTTGACGATATATATCCTCGTACTGACGGTCATATATCAAAGGTCATCACCTATACAGACACAGTGAATAATGAGGATGGAACTCAGACCACCGAAACTTTCTACCAATTTACCGATACCGGAATAACATTTTCAAAGGACTACATTCTTGAGGGTGAGGAATTGCATATAATCTTCCAGTCCGGCTCTTTGAACGGTATGGATTTCGGTGTGACTTTTAATCCGATGGGAGACCCGGAAAAGAATGAGGACGGTTCATGGAATCCGAAAGCCCAGCTTTGGGAGATTGTCGCTAATGAGGATTATGGTCGCAAATTACCTGATGATGTCTTAAAACCCAAAGAGGGGGATACTTATATATTATATGGGTGGGACAGCTCCAAAATTGCGGATTTGGGGCTTGTGTCGGCCGCGGAACAAGAGCTTAAGGAGAAGGCTGAAGAGTACGTCGCCAAGTCCAGGATAGACCCCAATACATATTCCTGCACAATGATGTCGGACTATATGTATGGGCTGGATGAGGGAGGCAATCAGAACCCGGATTATGCAAAGCATTTTGATGTAGGAGATAAGGTTAATCTAGTCAATTCCGCATTCTTTGAAAGCGGAAACCGTCAGTCCAGAATCATTGGATACGAATGTAATCTTGATAAGCCGTATGACAGCCCGGTATATACGGTAGGCGAAACGGCGTCCTACTCTCGGATAGGGGAGCTGGAAGAGCAAATAGAGAATATTACCTTGAAGGGACAGACATACACCGGTGGAGGTGGAAGTGGCATATATGTTATCGGAACGAATGACACTACATCCCCTACAAACAGAAATGTGTATTCGGCTTTGCGTGTTCTGCAATCATTCCTCAGCAAGACCACCAACGACCGCACCCCCTTTAAGCTGGAAGTCGGCGACAAGCTGACCGCGGAGAAGGGATTGCAGATAAGCAAGAACTTCGTTTCCGGCATTATCGGAGGAAGCGGCGGCTCCATCTATCTGGACGAGAACGGGAAGGTTGTTATCGAGACGGACAAGGCTGTATTCCGTGAGGAGATTATTGTCCCTCAGATTACCTTCAACTGCATAGACGTTATATCGGGAGACAAGGCAAACACGTTCGCCTACGGAACAATCAAGACTGTAGATACCGAGAACCGCATTGCCACCCTTGACCTTCTGGAAGGCCAATACGGTACGCTTCATGTGAGCGACATATGCCGTGGCGTATTCCATAACATAGGTGGGGGAAACACCGACAAGGATACGATTGGTGCGAACGGTTTCATAGAATATTCCGGTTTCGCCACATCCTACTTTACTCCGACCAATATACTGGAGAACAAGGCAGGAAGCATGAAGTTCGAGTATGAGCTTCAGGTGGGTACGTCCGTTCATCCGATGCCGGGCATGAACTTCTTCGCATACGGTAACTTCACCGACGAGGACCGCCAGGACATTACATACGAGAACAGATACTACACCCGTCGTATTACCCACGTCAACAATTGGGTGATAGACCCGGAAACGAACATAGAGATGCAGGTAGGAAAGCTCAACGGCCTTTCCATCGGCGGCATGGACTTCTCCGGTTATTCGTTCTACGGCAAGAATGTGTACATCTCCGGCACGATAGAGCGCCTGAAGCCCAACGGCACCCCAGCCAAGGACTTGAGCTATGAGGGCGTTTGGGAATCCGGCAGAAAGTATGACTACTACGACAGCGTGACCCATGACGGAAGCACATGGGCCTGCATGAACAAGAACGGTTCGTCAGCCGAGCCGGGTACGAATAATGACTGGCAGAAGATAGCCTCCAAGGGTGACAAGGGAGACCCCGGTGAATCGGCAGTGTTCGCAGACCTCACCAACGAGATGGACAATATCACCCTTACCAATGACGGAAAGGTGTACCAGGACACATCGATAGGCACGGTTGTATGGATGAGCTACGGCACCAAGAAGATGACCCTCACCGGCATAACCTGCACGCTTCCTGCCAATGTCACCGAGACACACGATGTTTCCACCGGAGAGATAACCTTCAGTGTCAAGCAGGGCGTGGCTCTGGACGGCAGGAATTCCATTCCCATCGCGTTGACCGCCACCTACGGAGGGAAGACCTATACTGGACAGCTTACATTCACCCTGGCAGGTGTCAAGGGTGGTGCCGATGCCATTCTGTACCGGCTTGTTCCGAGCGTATCTGCTGTGATAAAGGATGCCGACGGCAATCTCAATGTAACTTCCGTGTCATGTACGCGGTTGAAGTCCTCGGTTTCCGGCGGCACGGCTGAGACCGGGACGGGCGATTTGAAGTATTCTCTTGACGGTGGAGCAGAAGTTTCAATCGGAAACAATGCCGGAGTACCCGTATCAAGCTTCCAGAAGAGCATTAAGTTCATATTCTACGTGGACGGTACGATAGTTGATGTGGAGACGATACCTCTTGTAGTGGACGGTAAGGACGGCGCCCAAGGTCCCCAAGGTGTTCCCGGTCCTGCCGGAGCTGACGGGAAAACCCTATACACATGGATAAAATATGCGGATGACGCGCAAGGTGGAGGTATAAGTAACAATCCTACCGGAAAGGCATATATAGGTTTCGCCTACAATAAGGAGACCGCTACGGAAAGCAATAACCCCTCCGACTATACGTGGAGCGATATAAAGGGGGAAGACGGTATACCGGGTGCTGCCGGTGCCGACGGAAAGACCTATTACACATGGGTTGCCTATTCGGACAATGCGGACGGAACGGGCATGTACCAACAGCCTAAAGATACGACTAAATATATCGGTATAGCAGTCAACAAGGAGACCGCCACGGAAAGCAACAATCCTTCCGACTATACATGGTCAAAACTTAAGGGGGAAGACGGGCAAAGTGTGTCCTCTATGGGCAGATGGTACACGGGGCTTATCGTGCCCAAATTGGGAATCGTCACAATGGGAGGAAGCACCTTCTGTGCGAAAAAGGAGACTACGAACCCGCCGTTATGGACCACAACAACCAGTGACGGAAGACGCATTACCCAGACGCAGGACGGTGGAAAGACATATGGATATATTTTATCCGGTGAATCCAATACGGAGGAATACGACTTGCTTGTCCAGAGTGGAAAGGACGGAAGCGACGGTACCGATTACGAAAGAGTGTTTATCCATACCACGGAGGAAAACCGCCCCTCCACCCCGGCTACCTCACAGACGGATGATTACATCCCTTCCGGATGGCATGATGACCCCATCGGCGTTTCCGAATCCCTGCCTTTTGAATGGGTGAGCGAGAGGGAGAAGAAGAACGGCGTATGGGGAAATTTCAGCACTCCTGCCCTCTGGGCTAAATACGGGTTTGACGGCAAGGGGGTAAAGTATGTGGATGTGCTGTATGCAATATCCACAAGCAACACCACCGCCCCGACAACCGGCTGGCAGACGGATGCCCCGGCATGGGAGAACGGAAAGTACATATGGAGCAAGACCGTCACCACGTATTCGGACAATTCCGTGGAGGAGACTTCTCCGGTATGTATAACCGGTGGGGCAGGCGCTACCGGAAAGGGTGTCAAGACCATAACGGAATACTACTACATGTCAACGTCTCCCACAACCCTCACCGGAGGAAGCTGGAGCACTACCCGTCCTACGTGGGAGAACGGCAAATACATCTGGACGAAAAGTATAATCACCTATACGGACAACACGACCTCCGAGACACCGGGTATATGTGTTACCGGAGAGAAAGGGGATAGCATAACCTCGCTCGGCAGATGGTATACCGGACTTATCGTGCCCAAGCAGGGTGTAGTTAACATGGGAGGCTCATCATACATTGCCAAGAAGGAGACCACCAACCCGCCACTGTGGACTGTTACAACAAGTTCCGGTCAGCGAATCAAGCAGACCCAGGACGGTGGCAAGACCTACGGGTACATACTTTCCGGCGAGATGAATTCCGCGGAGTATGATTTGCTGGCTTCAAAGGGAGAAGACGGAAAACCTGGTGCTGACGGGAAACCCGGAACTGATGGCAAGCCTGGGGAAAAAGGAGAGCAGGGTATCCAAGGCTGCATCATCCGGCATTCCGAATGGGCTGTCGGAGTAGTTTATCGTAACGACGAAGCCCTGACAAGCGGCACACGTTATGTGGATATTGCCATGATAAGGAACAATGCCGCAATCGACGGATGGGATGTCTACAAATGCAACACTACCCATACAAGCTCGGAAAGCAACAAGCCGGGAGTGTCATCGTCCACATGGACCAAGTTAAGCGGTGTAGGTCCTATCTACACATCCCTCATCATCGCGAAGAATGGTAGCATTGACTTCTTCCAGGGAAATCAGTTCCTCATTAAGAAGGATGACGGTACGGTAACGGCCGGGCTGTCCGGTTCCATTGCTGGTAGCAAGGTGCGTATCTGGGCTGGAGCACACGAGCCTGACGACGCTCCGTTCCGGGTGCTGGAAAGTGGCAGGATGATAGCTACCGATGTCGATTTGACTGGAACTATCAATGCTATAAGCGGTACGTTCAGAAATGTCTCCTCTCCCAATGGGTCATTCAAGATAAAGGAGAATGGGGATGTGGAATTGGTCGGTAAGATTTCCACTTCGTTGAATGGCACTCGCATTGAACTGGACCCAAGTTCCAACAGCATCAAGATGTATAACCAAGATAATAATGAAGTAGGGAATATATCTTTCATTACCGAATCTATCGGAGGGGTTACTAATTATTACCCTCGATTAATGCTCAGAAGGTATTCTGGAAATAAAGAGGTCGGGAGACTTGATATGTCAGGTACATCCGTGAATGGTTATTCAACGGTTGGAACCGACGCACTAAGCTTTACATTGGGACCTATCGGGTTAGTTTTCTCTGTTAACGGGCAAGTAACTAATTCATATCCAAACAAATAATTGATTATGAAGAAGATTAATTTTGAAAGATTCGAGATTTACACGAATGTGACCATGCAGAACTGCATAACAAGGGACATTCGGGAGGATTTTGCCGATACAATCATGCAGAACCTCAATAGGGCGCGTGGATATGCGCTTATGATGAAGGTGTTCCAAAGCAATGGAGAGACGGAGTTCTCTGACGAGGAAATAGCTCTGATTAAATTCATTGCGGACAATTACGGAAACATCTCCTTGTCAATGTCCATAGACAAAAATATAAAAGATTTGAATGATAATGAAACAAGAAAGGAGGAACAACAATGATTTTGCAGGCAGACGGAGGGCACTACCTTACACAGAGTGAGGATGTGCCCATAGATGAAAGGGTGTTCGGGAGTACCGCGTATATCAGCGACCCTTCGGAGGCTTCTAAATATCGCCAGGTATCTGAAGCCGAAAAGGAACGCATGCTCAATGCCGGAACGATATTGGACCCGTCCGACTTGTCGGATGAGTATCTGGACAAGGTGGACACGTTACATGAGATTATTAAGGAGAACATCAACACCGCAGGCTTGACAGTTGAGCAGAGCCTTAAGCATAAGGAGTATTTCCCCAAGTGGGATGACCTAATTGGCAAGACTAAGCCAATCGGATTCATGTTCTCCTACAAAGACACTTTGTATGAGGTAATTCAAGAGCATGAATTTGCCGAACAGTGGGTACTGGGTATAGGAACAGAATCCCTCTACAAGGTTGTCCAGATTGAAGCCTCCGGCACGAAGGAGGACCCGATAGCGTGGAAGCAGGGAATGGAGCTGTTCAACGGCAAGTATTACACCGACAAGGATGTGCTTTACTTGTGCATCCGTGACAGCGGTATGGGCTTGTCGTTTGACCTTGCCGACCTGGTGTCCGGTGGTTTTGTGGAAGTGGTCGAGGAATCTTCCGAAGGCACTGTTCTATAACAAGGAAACTTGTTCTTTTTTCGGCCTTCCCGATGCCGTTAATTCGGGAATTTATTTAAACAAAAACGAGTTAATTATTTAAATGTTAAATTAGGGTATCATGTTTTTAAAGCGGATGCCCCTTAAATGT